TCCTTTAATAGTAACTCCCGAACATCCCGTGGCTGTTGAGTATGATGGGGCAGTTATATATAAGCAAGCCCAGTTCCTGAAAGAAGGCGATTCAGTTTTATGCCAAAACCTAGGCGCATCATTGCTAGATCGTAAGAACACAAAAGAGATTAAGCCAGGAGCTCTCGAATTTCCTTACTCTCCTCTTCCTAAGTTCAGTTTTAACGAATTCAGTGATATGGATATTGTTTATGGCCATATGTTAGGAGATGGGTGTATTTTTGCACGAAAACACAAGTCCGGACGTCCGGACCTCGTAATTCCCTTCGAGTCACGTCGTGGTAAATTTATAATGACTAAAACCCCGCGCGTCGAGTCTTACTGTATTGCTTTGGGCGAAGAAATGATATCCCGCAATATTATTGAAAAATTTTACATCAATAAAGCGAAATCGGGATATACAGGGGAAGATCTGACTTCTTTTGATTGTAAAGCTAATGATCTGACATCAGAGCTTTATAGAAAGTGGTATTGCCCTGTAACTAGGAAAAAAATACTACCTCTAGATTTAAAAATCACATATCCAATGCTGGCATTATTAATAGCGGACGACGGCTCTACTGACTTGCGTTCGATTGCTACATATAGCTTTACGGTTGAAGAAAACGAAAGAATCAGAGACCAGATTAATGAACTGCTTGGATACGATGCCGCGTCGGTCAGATTTACTTCTAGAGTGGACAAGAAAACACAAAAACAAAAAACTTATCCATCTATTCTTTTAAAGTTTGGCATTCAGCATATGGATAAATTTGAAAAAATTGCTAGGTTCTTGCCAGAAGAATACAGATATAAAATACACAGGAAGCCTCTAGACTGCACTGTATGTAAAAAACCTTTTTATTTCAGCACTGTTACCCACACTTGCCATGCTTGTAAAGCTAACGTCTCTGTCCAGCAAAATACTGTAGGAAAAGAAGTGATTACCAAAATTAACACCTTCCGGGAGAAGCCGACCGTCAGAGCGCGTTGGGTGTATGATTTTCAACTGGAAGATAATCATAACTTTTTCGTAAATAGATTTCTGGTCCATAATTGCTTAGTATTCGACGAATTAGACCTTGTAAAACGGGATGTTATCTCTGAAGCAGCAATGCAGCAAACGCCAACTCTCTGCGGTCATAGCTTTGAGCCTGTCACAATCTACCTCTCATCGCGCAAAACAAATGACGGCCCTGTTCAGGACATCATCGAAGAAGCTGAAGCTGGTTCTACCTCTATACGCCTGCACAAATACTCTATGGTCGACTGGATGCAGAAATGCCCGGAAGAAGTCCATGGGGCTCATGGGTTGAAGTTCTGGATTCATAAGGACAGCCTGAAAGTAGTTTTTGACAAGCTTCCTTCTACAGAACTAGCCGCTTCTTACATTGAACGCACAGGATATGAAGGCTGCAGAACCTGCCCAGCCTTAGTCGTGTGCCAAGGGCGCTCACCTAAACAGCAATCTACAAGCAGGTTCTTAAAATCCAGGCAGTTCGTTGCTAGTCAGATCCAAGACGTTAAAGATCCTAAGAAAATAATCGCGCAAATTTTAAACTGGAGACCTGAATCCACAGGCATCGTTTTCGATAACTTCAGCCGGTCATTACACTCAAGCGACGCTTCTGGAGTCCATGAATGGATGTTCAATGAAGACGCTCCTGAGATAGTTTCTAAAGACACGATCTATGCGAAAGCAGTAGCCGAAGGATGGACTTGCACTTTCGGAGTGGACTGGGGATACCAAGACCCTGCGGTTGTTGTAGTAGTTCTGTACCATCGGAAACATGACAGGTGTGTGTTGCTTCACGTAAGAAGTGCAACAGGAAACTCCAACAGTACTTGGGCAACAACCATTGTTGAATATGAGGCAAAGAGATTTCCTCCTGCAATGATCTGCCCTGACATGGCAGACGCTGCCTCTCCTACTTACTTCAGGAAACACAAACTCCCGTGCCGTGACAAGAAACCTGCGCGCATTGAAACCGGAGTGTCCCAGCTTAGAGGACTTATGTTCGACCCTAACACTCAAAAATCCCAGTTCATGGTGCTGAATGAAGATGACCAATCAGAGTGGGCAATAAAACATTTACTAAAATGGAAACACAGCATGACTGTTACTGGAGGAGTGGACTTTAACTCTTTCGAAGACAGTGAGTTTACTCACGTCCCGGACTCAGTCCGTTATGCTATTGATATGTTTCTGAAAAAAGATAATATCGCATTTGCTACTTCTCAAATTTCACAGAGAGAAGACGCAGCTAGGCGCGCTAAAACTGCAGCAGATGAAATTCCTGAGTGGCAAAGACAGTATGCAAAGATGCTGTCCCAGGAACATGGAATTCAGAATCCTTTTGTGAATGCGCAAGAAATACCTAGAGCTGTTTCTCTGAACTCAGCCTATGTGGAAGATCCTGTCCAGGCTAAAAAGAGACTTAGGCAGTCCGGAGGAATGGCGATAAAATTTTAAGAACTTGCTTAGTTGGTAAAATAAGCTAAGATTGTGCTAGGCCATTTCATTTCTAGGACATTTTTATGCCATATTTGAATCTTGAATCCAAAATGATGGTTTACTCCGACCATAACCTCGAAAATCCTAAAGTAAGACTTTCCGACATTGTGGACTCCTTCACAGGAGTTCCTCTTTCCAACTTCAAAGCGCAAGACATTGTCATCGACCCTAAAGCTTCAGTCTCGGTTCTGAACAACCAGAGAACTTTAGGAGTTGGAGTCGACACTGCAGAATTCCAAATCTTTCGCCCCATCTCAGACTCAGGCATTATTCGCATGGAGTGGACAGGAGTTGGAGGCAACCCCCAGTTCAGAACAGCAAGAGCATTGGGAGTAGCAGCTGACACTGAAATTCTTCTAACTCGAGTAGGCCCTAGAACGATCAGACTTCAGCACATTGCAGGAACTGCCTTAGTTACTACATCTGTGGTAGCGGGCGACCAGATTATGTTCGAAGCTGCAAATGACGCTTTAGTTCCCCCCTTTACAGCTGCAAATCAAGGCGTTTCTTATCCTGTTCAGTCAAAAGGCGCTAACTATATTGACTTTGCTGATGAAGGCCATGCGATTGAAGAACCTTCAGTTCTCCTAGGTCCAGACTTTGCAAAAGTATTAAAAGTATTCGCAGGCCTTAGCCCGGCAACCCCTCGCCCTGGAGATACTATAAAAATCTCAGGGACGAACTTTAGTGCAGACAATAAAGGCATTTTTGTTATTTCAAAAATCACTGATAGTTATGTTGAGATGAACAGCCCCTATGGCATCCTCGAAACCAAAATAAACACTGCAGGCGGGTTATTCATTTACGAAAAACTGATTGGGTTTGTTTATTTGGTTGCGTCTAGTGAAGTGACTCTTATTCCTGACGGACAACCTTCGGGCATTTCCTTGATAAAACTCGACCAGAACAATGCGCTTTTCTTCGGAAGCCTATCAGCTTCTCGCCTAGACATTTATAACCCTGGAGACTATCCAGTTTCCTTAAGAATCCAACACGCTAGCGTTGATGGAGCTTGCTAATATGACCACACCTCCTAAGCCTTTAAAGAAGTCAAAGAAAACTAGCAGCATGTCTATGTCCTTTGGCTCTCCAGAGCAAAAGATAGATCTCTCTGGAGCTCAAGAGTTCTATGAGCAGGAAGCTGCCCATTCCATGGTTATAGACCATTTAAAGAAATCCCTAAATGTTCAGCCTCCTAATGGTGGTAAAGCAAAAACAGTTTTCGTTTCTAAAACTACAACTTCTAGTAGTGCTGGGAATATCGAGCAAAAGGGAAACCGTAGGCTCACAGATCAAGAACTGAGAGACCTCTCTATTCTCGATCCTTATATTTCATCCATCATCTCTACACGCGTGGCGCAATCAATTCCAATGGGACGCCCTTCTGAATCTAAGTTTGACAAAGGCTTAAGGATTATCGAAACCAATCCTTTGAAAGTTCAGGACTTCCAGAGTCCCGAGCAATTCAAACATCAGTCTGCTATTCGAAAAAAACAAACCTCAATGCTTCTAGAGTGGGCTCTTCATTGCGGAACTCAAGATGAAGACCAGCTGGATGAGATTTACAGAGACGCTGACAAGACCTTCAAGCACTGCAAGCTTCACTCTTTTATTGCCTGCCAGGTAAGAAACCTTCTTACCTTCGGTCGTTGTGCAACTCACGTGATTAAAGACGCTGCAGGAAACCCCATCCTGTTCCGCCCAGTTCCTGTTGAGTCGATTTATAAAATCAAGGACGGCGAAGCTGTAAATCTATCAATCACTCAGTCAGTGACCCAAGCTTCCCTCAATGACGCTGCTGCGTATAACTCAATACCTCAAAGAGACAAGCCTGCTGCTTACGTCCAAAGACTTGAGAATAGAGATGAGGCTTTCTTTACCGATGATGAAATGCTCATCTGGAATTACCAAGACCAAGCTCTCACAGACCTGAATGGCTATAACCTAGCCCCTACAGAGCTAGCAATGTTCATGGTGTTCGTTCACCAGCAAACACTCCAGTACCTTAGAAACACCTTCGTCAAAGGTATGGCTGCAAAAGGAATGATTGTCCTAACATCTACATCAGAATCATCTACCCTGTCAGCAGAAGACCTAGAAGATTTCCGTCAGCAATTCCACAACTTCGTTTCAAGAAACGATAACTCGGCAGCGATTCCTGTTATTGGCGGCTCTATAAATGCACAATTCATTCCTCTAAATGCCACTCCTAAAGACATGGAATTCCTAGCAACAGAAGATCATATTGTCAGAGCAATCTGTTCTGCATTCCAAATAGCCCCTACAGAACTTCTTCAGGCAACGATCGGAGAAGGTGGAGGAGGCTCTTTAAGCAGAGCAGGAAAAGAAACTGAACTCATTGCATCCCAAGAACGCGGCTTGAGAATATTGCTCGACGTGATATTCGATGGCTTGAATGATATTGTAGGGACGAACTTCCCCGAACTTAAAACTCTTTACCGCTTGGAATATACCGGAATCGGAAACGACACTAAAGAATCCGTCATCCAACAAAACATCTCAGAGCTTCAGACCACTGCAACAATGAGCTCTCTCTGGGCTTCATCTGAAAGAACAGATCCTTTCCCTTTTGCTGGAGACGCTCCTTTAGCTCAAGCATTCTGGGCAGGACCTGGGCGTTTCATGTTTTTTGGAGAAATCCGAGAACATTTCTTTGGAGATAAAGAAGCTTCCAAGAGACCGGAATTCCAATTCCTCACAGACCCTAACCTTAACCAAGCATATCAACAGCTCAAGATAACCCCTGTAGAGCAACAGGCTCAAGCTGCTCAAGTGCAGAATCAAATGGGCAACTTGCAACTTCAACAAGCAGAAGCTCAGGCGCAGCAGCCCCCCCAGGAAGAAGGGCAGCAACAACCTTCAGACCCTGCACAAGAAGAGCAGCCTCAAGAGCAACAGCAAAAATCAATGAAAGACCAGTACAGGGAAAAGATGCAGAAGTCGGTTAAGTCCTATTTCCAAGAATGGATGGATTTGCATGAAAAATAATTCTCGGCTGAGCTATCTAAAATCTCTCTATTTTGCAGAGCTCAAGAAGGCAGAGATTTCTGTTCCTACAGAGGAAAGGTTTTTCCTGAAAGCAGAAGCTCAGGCAATTCTCGAAACTCACCATCTCCAGAAGCAAATCACTTATGCGCTCAATGAGTTCACTGAGAACACTCAGGCAGAAAAAGAAGACATTGGCGCTATGATGGGCGTTCTAGCTCACGTGTCCGCAGAGCTTCTAACTTTCGCTGCTGCGAACCACGGGGAGTTGTTTGCAAAATTCTTGCTAGTGCGGTTTAATAAGACTGTGGCTCAATCCATGGAAGTGATTCAACATGCAAGCAAATCAACCTCTGCTATCGACACTCTTTAAGCCAGCTCCCAAAGAAGAAACTAAAGACTCTGTAGAAATATTATTCGAGTCACTGAACAATGTAGCAACAATGCTCATTGCAGCTGGCGCACGCATCGAGACCTTAGAGTCTCATGTAGCTTTCTTATTAAGCCAAAACGAAGCCTATATGAAAATACTGAACAAGGCGAAATCGGATGCAACATCCGAAACGCAGGCAGTGGCAGATGCAATTCCAGAATAAGGAATCACGCTTCCATGAAGTGTGCCCGAGAAAACTGCAAAACCTTCCGGCAAAGGCTTGTCCTTTAGCACTCCTACGTCTAGAGATGGTAAGGCTTGGGAAGCGCGAAACTACTGACCTCCCTGGCTGCGCATGGGCTTGCACTTCGGCTCAAGATTCCTATTGCTTCTGGTCTATGGCAAATCGAGATGATTTCAGTCCCATGTCTACCAAAGAAATCTCAGAAGCTCTCTCACTCTCTTCTGCTCAAGCAGTAAAGACAGAACAAGAAGCTCTCCTTCAAATCAAATCAAACAGAGACAGTAAAGAAGTTCTCCAGAATATGTTGGAGCAAATGCACGACCTGAACATGAACCAGCACGATGATTCTATCTACGTCACTGCTGCTTGGGGTGTAGAACAAATTGAGGGCATTGCTAAAGAGTCTGGAGCTATCGCACACACCAGTGACGATCTCTCTGTAGAAGACCTTTCTCTTATCCTTAAAGCGCGCCAGAACAAAAACAAAAAGAAACCTTCATGAAAATAATTCCTGAAAAAATCACAACTAAAAACTTGCCTCATCAACAGCACGTAGAATTCATAGAAGACGCAGTGGACAACGCTTTAGATGCAATCGAGCTTATCTCAGACAAAATGATTGCTGCTGTTCTCAAGGCTTTAAAAATAGAGAAGTTAGCAAAATCAGACGACATTCCTACTAAGCTCCCCAGAGGCTACACTGGAGAAGTTCCTCGCATCGAGATAGATTTGAACAAAGTTCTTCCTGTAATTGACGACTATCTGGAATGCATTCGCTGGATATTCCTTGGCAAAGGGGCTGGGAAGAAAACTGAGGACTTGGTTGAAGCCCTCGGCCTCATGAATAAGATTCCTGCTGGACTTGTCTACGGTTCTTTCCTGAATGCAGTAGACACTCAGCGTGATTACTATTCCTACCTCACAGGCAAACTTGCCCCTGCAGTGCCAAATGACTTTCTGGAATTTGCTCTCAAGCTCACGCAGAGCAAGACTTCGAGATATGTCGACCAAGGCATTTCTCAATTCAAGAACAGAATCGTCGACACTATTCAGGAGCAAATCGCGCAACAGAACCTTAAGAACCTGCAAGACGTTCACTCCACAATGCACTCCGCTCTCTCAGACTTGAAAGAAAAGGTCTCTACGTCAAAAGAAAAGACTGAAATGCTTGAAGGGATTATTGAGGATGTTGCGAGTAAGAGAATATCTATAAGCAAAGCCAAGAGAGCTTTAACTGAATTGGCTGATGACTTCAGCGACAAGACTGCAACTCTTCTTTCTAATGAACTCTCAGCTGCAGCATCCTCAGGAACTCACGTAGCGTTGCAGGAAGTGTTCGGAGCTGCAGATGCAGAGATAAGAATTGCCTTGGTGAGTATAAAAGACAGCAGATGCTGTGACGAGTGCGAGAGAATCACGCGCAATCCAGACGGAACTCTCAAAATCTACAAGCTAAGTGAAGTGGCCTCTGCAGGAACAAATTACGGCAAGAAGCGTAATCAATGGGTGCCTGCTTTAAAGATGCACCCTAGATGCAGATGTGAGCCTATTTACATTCCGCCTGGATTTACTGTAAATGAAGATGACCAGATCGTTCAAAGAGATTAAAGGAGAATTTATGGATAATGTTTTTGCTTTATTACCGAAACATATCAAGGCTTTAGATGCCGAATGGTTTGCTATTCAAGAAGAGATTAAGGCTGCTGAAGCTGTAGTCGCCCTGAAAGAACAATGGGCCAAGATGCCTAACGGAACTCAATATGAACGAGCTCTTTACGCTTTGATTTGCCAAGCAGAGAAAGGGCTGTCTATAATGAGAGTTGACTCAGCGGCCATAGGAAAAGAAGTGGTTGATGTGATTAAGTCGCACTTAGCACGTCAAGCAAACCTAGGTCCTGTACTGAATAACCCTGAGAGCGGATTGATAGTTTTGCGCTAAAGCCTTGTTGCGGAGATTGTAGAATGCGGATGCGAATGATTTTCAATGCTGTGCACGAGAAGAAACTTCAACAAGTAATCGAGCTGATGGCTATGGGACAAGACTGGGATGCTGCGAGTTCTCTGCTTAAAGAGAAAGATGAAATTGTTTACGTCACTGAGAGAGTTTTCCGGCTAGGTTTGATTTGGGAAAATGGTTTGGATTTTAATGAGGAAGAAAAGAAAGCTTCTTTGTTTATGGCCAGAAGTCGTTATGACAGTGTGATGAATGGATGGGCTGGATATGCTGTCGAGAAGAAACTGATTGAGGCCAGTTCCAGAATCATGTCAACAAAGAACACAGTCTACTCTCACGCTACTGGCCCTTACATAGTTATAGCCGACACAGATATGATTCCGCCTGGCTCTTTAGCTTTTGCAGAGCTTGAGAATATTAAAGACAGTGCTGGATGGTTTGTAAGGGTGGGTGAAGATCAGGAAGTTGTTTACGTGCCTTTGGAGATTTCTGAAGAGTCTCACTGAATTATTCGGCCTTTTTCTTCTTCATTTTAATTTCAATTTCTTTAATATCTACAGTCAATTCTTCTCGAATATACCTTGCCATTTCTTTGCTAAAAATATTGTAAATATCCAACCTGGACAGTTCAGTGTTCTGTCTTAATGCGTTTGTTCTGTTCTGCTCCATGACCTTAACGAAATGTTCGTTCTTCTCAAGAGACTTCTCGATTTTAATGACTGTCTTTTCCAGAGCCCTGCGCGCGATGTCTTCAATAGCGTCCTGGACGGTTTTATAATAGTAACCGCCAGGAGATATTGCGTCAGATATGACTTTGTAAACCATAGTTCGAATATTACTTTTCACTTACAATGTCCTTTAACCTAAGAGGGTTTTTGTGATTCGGAGAGCTGATTCTGCAGGCATACTCAATTCCATCACGGACAGTGACGATTCCACAATCAGGCTCTTCAGTATTGAAAAACAATGTTGAACCGGATTCTAAAACAATGACCGCTTTCTTTTTCACTACGTTCTTGAAGATGCCTCGGGACATAAAAGACTCTGCGTCAGGGTCTTGAGTAGGCCTGATTAGAATGTTCAAAGTATCTCCTGGCTCAACATCGCAAGCCTGGCACCACATTTCGAAGTGAGTATAAGAACCGCTGGATTCAGCTTCCATAGAAAGTCTCCTTAAGGTTAAGAATTAATTTTCGAACAAAACAGTTTCGTACTTAGCCACCAGTTCATTAAAAGACTTTGACAATATTTCGAGTTTATCCAAAGTCGCTGTATCGTTTGTAGCAAGAACTAACGCATAAAAATTGTTATAAAAATTGTCCATGACTTGACTAAAAGCCAGCTCTTCTTTATTGTCTTTGATCATTTCTGCACCCCATTAAAGGCTGAAACCATCGCCATCTTGATACTGTTCACATCTACTAGAAGCAGGCCAAAAGCAGCTCTTTGTACAGGTCCCATAGAAACCATCAAGGCATTTAAATTCTCATATTGAGAGTTCAGTTCCTCAATTGACACTGACTTGGATGACTTGTCTGTCCCTAGGGAGAAAATGACGTCAAGTTCTATGTCTCCTGTGGAGTTATAAGCCACAGTCTCCTTAAGCCTTAATAAATCTCCAGTTTCAACATGCCAAATCATCTCACCAAGCTTTAATTCTTCTGCTTTCATTCGACGGTAACCTCCTTAATAGATTCAGTTATTGTTTTATAAATCGCTTTTCTGAAATCTGCACTTCTTTTGAATTGCTGGTAATTTGGAAGAACTACATCAACGACAATCGCCTTCTCTTTACCTGGATAAAGTCTTACAGCCCTCCCCACAATTTGTCTAGTTAAACTTTCACTTTTTATGTTGCAACAATTCAAGACGGCAGTGATGTTTGGAACGTCCACTCCTTCTCCAAAGAGCTTGTGGTTCCCTACAAGCAAATCTGTGTCGCCTTTCTTGAAGGCGTAAAAAGGAGCGCGGAATCCTGCATGAGCAACTGAGAATTCCAAACCTTGTTTTTTGCAATAAACGGCTAGAGCTTCTCCAGCCTTTACTGTGGCCATTAGGACCATCACTTTATGTCCTTTGCGCAGCAGAGAGGCAATTATTTTATAAATAGCTGCCTGAGCCTTTTCTGTTTTCATGGCAATGCCATAAGCGACAATTGACTGGACGCTGTCAGGAATAGGTCTCAGGCCTCCGATTTTGACTATTGTCACTTCAGTAGGAACTAACCATTTGTTCTCAATGCCCCACGCAGCGTCTAGATTGATAACAACTGGCCCACACCAAGCGTGAATTCCGATTTCTAGGTTGTCTGAACGAACTGGAGTAGCGGTCAACCCGTAAAAATATTCCGCCTCTTTTGCAGCAAAACCTAAACGGAACCAGGTACTTGCCGGTGCATGGTGGGCTTCATCGATAGTAACTGCCTGATATCTATCGACGTATTGCATTGCTGTAATTGGAGTAGTAACAAGAACATCATTCCCTACTTTGTACTTGAACTTTCCTCCAGCTCCAGAGACATTGAAGTCTTCCTTGAGCTGGTTGTACATCTGGCTTATAAGGTCCACTGTAGGAACAATAATGCACACACGTTTTCCGGCAACCACAAACGACTTGCAAAGGTCATATATCATCTGGGACTTGCCAGTGCCTGTAGCAGCAACGATCGTTGCCCTTTTGTACTTCATGGCATTGCCGACAGCCAAGCGCTGATAATCTCGCGCTCTCTCTGAGTAGATTGGAGCGACATCAGTATTTAGATTCCCCGACAGCTTCTCGACCAGATACCAATACCCTGCAGGAATAAGAAGTCTTCCGTCTTCAACAATGAAATATTCCATTTGCAGCTTAGGCATCAGCTCGGCAATTTCTGCCCTGAGCATCTCATCTCTCTTTTCGGAGATGCCTAGGCCTTTTTTCTTTTTCTCTATTTCCCATTTCACTGCCACATTTGTCACAGAAAGTTTTTTCTTCAAGGCATCTGACCCAAAGCCAGTTACCTCGATAACTCGGAAGTTCACATATGTGCCTGAAGTGCCAGGAATGGGGTCAAACATTTACTAACCTGCTCTTGTGGCTATTTCTATTGCGCTGCCCAGTTGTAATCATTTTTCGTTTCGTTCCTGAACGTTCAGCAATTTCTACACGTTTTCTAGATGCCTTCCATTGCTTCAATTCCCGGCTCATCGCGCCTAGAGCTTCAGAGGCAGTCTGGTATAGCTTTCCATCCGTCCAGTTCTCCCACATGTCGATAGTTTCATCTTGGTTGATGGACATATAAGGAGCGTCATTTTTATAATTGTAGTGATACTCAAGAGCGCGTTTTAGTTCGTCCTGAGACATGCAAGTAGGTTTTATGATGCTGTAGGCAGAATCTATCCAGTGCAAAACAAAGAAAATGTAACCACCGGTTCGATTCCTGCTATTTTTTTTCACAAAAAGCCTCCTGTTTAATGGTTCTTCCTACTTATCGACGTTTCCGACTTTAAAATCAAGAACTATTTTTAACAATTTTCCCTTCCCGATCGGGAACAAACTGACTTCATAGAACAAATCATTGCAGATTTTTCCCGATCGGGCTAAAATGAAGAAGTTAGAACAGAAAGACTTCCTCAATGCTCACTCAGCCTGTCATCAAAGCAATCTCCTTTCTCTATAGGTCTCAGATCCCCCAGGCAGTAATCGACCTGGTAAAAAGGGACGGGAATACTGTTCTCCATAAAGACGGAATCTTTGCCCACGACAATACCCAGAGTTTGAAATGCACCTTGAACGTCCTAGCCTCCTCCGACCCTCACATCAGGGATGAACAAAGAGCGGTAGTAATCAGAGATGGACTGCTCTCTCTAGTAACACAGCATCAGATTCTTGCTGTCATTTAAGTTAAGCGCTCAAAAGCGCTAGAATGCTATTGTTGATTACACTTCAGGAAAGCCGAAAACATGGGATTGAAAATATACGGAGTCGCAGCAGTTCAGTCGCCAGACAGGGTCGGTGAAACGATTATTATCAAAGACATCAACACTGACGCTTTGCGCTATATCAACGATGAGCACTCTGGAGACATGTTCTCCATGCTTGGTGCAATTACTGCTCACAAGAAAATCCTCTCGCGCAATGACTGCGTAAGCCCTCGTCACATCAAGTGCTGGGACAAAGTACAAAAACCTTTCCTCTATGTAGAGGGAGAGCTTGCAGACGAACATGACCATCCAAACGCTCAGGCAGCTGCTGCCCTTTTGAAATTCACCCATCAACATCCAGAGCTTCCCTTAAAAGTAGGATTCTCAATTGAGGGTGGAATTCTACAAAGAGGAGAAGGCAAACAACATTCTACTCTGGAAAAGACTCAAGGAGAGGGAGTTTCCCTCACTGTGAAACCTTGCCACCCAGACGTTCAGCTCTTTCTACAAAACGACTTGATGAAGTCCCTTGTGCCGATCGACATGCCTCCTAAGTACATAGAAGCTCTAAAGAAGTCTGGGTATACACCTTCTTTTAAAGAAACTAAGTATACGCAATTATTACCTAAATTAGAAAAATTGAAAAAATCAATGGAGCAGTTTGTCGACGGCATTACTCACATTAGTTGCAAAAAGTGCGGTCAGAGCACTAGACTGTTCAAATCAAGCCATGAGTGGCCAAATGCTTGTCATAAGTGTGGCAATGGATATAAGATGAAAGACATATATAAGGCTTTGAAAGGATAACGAAAATGACAAGTTTATTTCTAGGACTAAAATCTCTGCGAATGGAATACAAGGCAGTTTTGGCTGCAGATATGACTGGAGCAACTCCAGCAGCTCCTAAGCATTTCCATACGATGCAAAGAGACGGTCGTGCATTTGCTTTCAAGAACACCACTGATGTAATTATTAAATTATTTGTGGCTAACCCCGACAACCCTTTAGATGAGGTTGTTGGATGGACTGAGATTGACCCTGGAGAAACCTTTGGATGGGACATGTCATCCTCAGCTCAACAGTTCAATCTTCCTCCTCAAACAAAAATCTACATCTCTGGAATAACTTTGGCAGGTGCGGCAGCAACTGCATCAGCAGGCAGATTACGCTTCACTTCATGGGGCTAATAGCTAATGTCACAGCAAGGTTGGGGAGATGGTAATGCGAATTCCGGAGTGTACGATGGTGGTCAAAATCAGACCCCTTCGTCTACAGGCGTTATTTTGCATGAACGAGTTCTTCCTCAGGCTCCTGCGAATGAGACCATAAGGCAGACAGGAGTTCAGAGTTCAGCCAATCCCACAGTTTTTCCCGCTGACGTTTCGATTCGAGATGCAAATGGAAATCCTTTCTCTATCAGCAACCCGCTTCCTGTCGCTGCTTCACCTACTCCCTTTACAAATGTTCAGATTTTTAACCCAATTGCATTACTGGCAGCAACAGAATACGCATTTGTAGTCCCAGCAGACACTGGTACCATACGCTTCAGATGCAGGAATAATGCCAAATTGCAATACACTTTTACGTCTGGCGCTTCAAATAGTATATACTTCACTCTAGACCCTGGAATTGTAGAAGACATATCTGGTGCGATTTTAACTGGCAAGACATTGTATTTCCAGGTAAATAAGCCAAATACCACGATAGAAATACTAACAATTTCGATTTAATCTTTAGAGGAGATTTATTATGAGTTTTGGACGTTTATCTTTTGACACCACCGACGCTGGCACCATTGCGGACAGCCACCACGTTGGTGCTCACACCCTGTCCGGTACAGGTGCTTTAATTTCTTCCGGTAGCGGAGCTTCTGACGATGTGGCTAACACATTCGAAGGTCTCGACGTTCGAAGCTTCATGTTTGGCTATGACGCAGTTGGTGGCAACTGGGACCGTCTTCGTATTACGAATGGCGGCCTTGATGTTAACGTTTCTGGTCCTATGAACATTGACGTTCAGGTAAATGCTGAACGTGCAGAAGACTCAGCTCACACTACTGGTGACATTGGTAACTTTGTCCTGACTGTTCGTGATGATGGCTCTTATGCATCTGCAACTGTTGGACCTAACGTGTTCACTGCAGTTGTTCCTGGGACAATCGGCAACTCCATCTCTTTGGTCTTTACTGGCGCTAACAGTGTGTCGACAGTTGTTACTGCCTGGAACAGTGCCAACCCCGCAAATACCGTTGCATTCACTGGCTCTGGAGCAACAGTTCCTTCAGCTCAGACAGTAACTTTGACCGGTGGCTCTGCTAATACTATTTTCACAAACGCAAACTATGACTACGCTCCTTTTGTTACAAACAGCACAGGCGCTCTTAAAGTAGCTGACTCTGCAGTTTTGGCACAATTGACAGCTGGCGTAACTATAACTGCAACGAACCTTGATATTCGCGACTTGGTTCATACTCAAGATTCGATTCGCCTTGGTGACGGAACAGGACTCTTTACTTCCACTACTGTGGGAGCTGACTTAGGATTAGACGTTTTCCAAATCAACGATCCTTCAGTGGCTAACACAGCTATCTCCAATGCCTCCTCGACTCTCTCAGTTGCAAATACAGCGCAAAATGTTGTAGCATCTGTACTTGCAAACCGTAAGATGTTGTATGTATACAACAAAAGCAACAAAGAGCAGTACATTGGCGCTACTGGCGTAACTGTAGCAAACGGATTCCCTCTTCCTACAAATACTTACATCGAGCTTCGCGTAGGCGCTGCAGTTGGAGTTCAATTCGTAGGACCTGACGCTGGTAAAGAAATCCGTACTTTGCAACTCGCTTAATCTAAGCGTTTGACTTTTCGACCATATCCTCTATGCTGTTATAGGCATGGAGGATTTTTTTATGGACCTGCAACAGCATTTTACTGAAGAAGATCATAAGAGCCTTGTAAATTATTTAAACATGGTTGATAAACATGCAGTTTTTGGCAACATGACCCAGAAAGAAGTGATTGCTTATTTCAAGTCTCTAGCCTTCGTCCAACAAGTTTTCTTGAAAAAGGTTGAAGATCATATTATGGAAGTGAAGAAAGTTGTTTCTGTTGCAAAACCAGAAGCACCCGTTCCTGCTGAAAAGCCAGTTCAGAAAATACCTAAAAGGAAATAATTGCTCATGCTTTCTCCTTTAGATGGTCCATCCAGCCAAACCCTTCTGTCAGTTACCTCGACTACGGCAATTATTGCTAAAGCCGGGGCTTCTGCTTTTCCGGAAAGGAAGGTGCTTACTTTGCAGCCTCTAGATGGAAAGATCAGAGTGTTTTTTGCAAATGAAGGAGTTACTCCTACACTTTCTGATGTACTGACGAAAGGGTTTAAGCATCCAAAGACTGCAATGCGATCTTATGAAGCTTCAGACCAGCAGGTAGTTTATATCGTTGCAGAAACCGGCACGGTAAATGTTGTGATTGCTGAGAGGGCCTAAGTATGGCAGGCACAGGTAGAGACAATTATGAAGAAGTCGCGGAGAGTATTCCGTTTGATAATGCAATTAATGGATTTATTGCTACAGATGTTCAAACAGCTATTGAGGAATTAGGTACAGTAATTTCTACTTCGGCATCCCCAGGTTTTTCATATGGACGTACGGGGGTATGTTCTGCAGGTATTTTCATGCAAAATGAAACAGTTCCTAGCAATATTTCAGGCCGTTGGGTGTACATTAATAGCGCTGCGGTTAAGAAAGTTTTTGTCAGTAACGAGCTTTCGACTACATATACCATAGAGGCAATGTATCATAATGGGAACGGAACAGGGCTCACTTCTTTAGGTTCAGTGACCGTGACTGCAGCCTATGGAGGAGCATTTAGCGTTAATTGGCCAGTGCCTACAGGACGACAGATAGCGATCCGGATAGGGACATCTACAGCGAATTCACCAAAGAATATTGTTTGTGGTTTACAGCTTTCAGGCACTCTATGATTAAACTCCTTAAAAACACCACAGCTTCTATTGTTTTCATAACTGATGTTGGTGTTTCTATACCAGCAAGCGGAAATTATCAGCTCACAACGCAAGAGTACATGCTTTGGGCATCTTCACTCGACTATCAACCTCTCGTGACTGCAGGCACATTAATTGTAAATAATGGAACAATAGATCTTGCGCCGGCTGACGGAATCCGTTATATCGAGTATGCAGACAGGGCCAAGATTCAGGGCAGTGGAGTGGACATAACTCAAGTCGCAACTACATTGAACTTTACTGGGGCGGTCACGGTCACTGATAATGGGAATGGGAAGGCGACTGTCGATGTTGCTACTGGGTCTGGAACGCCCCGACTCCGAGAAGTAACTTATGTTCTGCTTGGAGGAACTATTCCCCTGAACATAGAATCGGTTCTTTTGTTTGAACCTGATCCTATAAACGACACAATTCTTTTCCTTTCGGAGCTAATTCAATGACTGATATTGTTCACGTAATAAGAGCACAAGTAAGCCCCAATTCAGCCCCTACACGATCTGGGCAACACTGGGTAAATGAAGTTACTAAACAGACCTGGCTTTCAGTTGGCACAGCCACGGTTGGTGATTGGATTTTGACAGGTGACTCGCCCACAGTCAAAATTACTGCATCTGACACTACAGCCAACTATCTCAATAATAAACTCGCTGCTGGAGCAGGAATTGCACTGACAATTCTCAACCCTGGAGCAAATGAATCTATTTCTATTTCAGCTCCTGGTTCTACCACTGACGAAAAAGTAAAAGTATCTTCAGCAGACACAACTGCAGGATATTTGAATACTGAAATCACTGTAAGTAATGGAACGAATCCGACTAGCGCTTTAGAAAAAACAATAACCTCTCCAGCTGCTGATGAAAAATTAAATTTCCAATTCGACCAATCAAAGATATCGATAACTTCAACTCAAATTTCTGACCTTACTGAGGCAACTCAGGATATTATTGGCTCTATTATCACTGACTCATCCTCAGTAGATTTCACATATAATGACGCAGGTAACTCAATTACTGCAGTTGTTTTACCTGGAGGAGTAGACCATAACTCTTTGCAAAACTTTGTAGCAAATAAGCACATTGATCACTCCACAGTTTCAATGACAGCAGGAACAGGTTTAACTGGCGGTGGAGATATTACTGCTACAAGAACTCTCAATCTTGCCAATACGGCAGTTACTCCTGCCAGCTATGGCTCAGCTTCTCAAGTAGGGACATTCACAGTAGATGCCCAAGGCAGACTCACGGCAGCGGCAAACGTTACGATTACTCCAGCTGCAATCGGAGCGCAGCCTTTAGACGCTGACCTTACTGCAATTGCAGCTCAGGCAGGCACTGGCATTCTTGCGAGAACTGCAACTGATACTTGGACATTGCGCACAATAACTGCAGGAACTGGACTTTCTGTAAGCAATGGAGATGGAATTAGCGGCAATCCTACAGTTGCCATCTCGAATACAGGCACAGCTGGAACTTATGGATCAGGAACTCAAATTCCCGTCATCACTACCAATGCCCAGGGCCAAGTAACTGCAGTCACGAATACTGCGATTGCTATAACCTCCTCGTCTATTTCTGATTTCACTGAAGCTGCTCAGGACGCAGTAGGAGGTTCATTAATAGACTCATCCTCAGTAGATTTCACATACAATGACGCCGGAAACTCAATTACTGCAATTGTCTTGCCTGGGGGTGTTAATCATGACGCCTTGCAAAACTTTGTAGCAAATAAACACATCGATCATTCGACAGTTTCAATTACTGCGGGGACGGGTTTAACTGGTGGCGGAGATATTACTGCCACAAGAACTCTGAGTATCACTGCAACTGGAGTCACGGGGGCTTCTTACGGCTCTTCATCTCAAGTAGGAACATTCACAGTTAATGCTCAAGGACAATTAACCTCTGCGGCAAACGCTGCTATTTCGGTCACTTCATCAGCTGTCTCTGATTTCAGTGAAGCCGTAGATGACAGAGTTGCTGCATTGATAATTCCAGGAACTGGGATTACTGCAACCTACAATGACCCGGCAAATACGCTCACTATTGCCTCGACAATTACCCAATATACAAATGAAGACGCTCAGGATGCTGTAGGCAATGCTCTGGTGGATTCATCTTCAATTGACTTCACCTATAACGACGCTGGAAATTCCATCACTGCAGTTTTGACGCCTACTTCTGTCACAGCTGGATCTTACGGTTCTTCATCTCAAGTAGGGACATTCACGGTAGATGCCCAAGGCAGACTCACGGCAGCAGTCAGTACTGCAATTGCAATTACATCAGCAGCGGTTACAGACTTCACAGAAGCAGCTCAAGACGCAGTAGGAGGAATACTCACTGACTCATCCTCGATCGACTTCACTTATAACGATGCAGGGAATTCGATTACTGCAGTTGTTTTACCTGGAGGAGTAGACCACAACTCCCTTCTTAATTTCGCCGCAAATAAACACATAGATCACTCAACAGTTTCAATAACAGCAGGAACAGGCTTAACTGGTGGCGGAGATATTACTGCCACAAGAACTTTGAACTTGGCAAACACTACTGTCACAGCTGCCAGCTATGGTTCTTCATCTCAAGTAGGAACATTCACAGTCAACGCTCAGGGACAATTAACCTCTGCAGCGAATGTCACTATCACCCCAGTATCGATTGGAGCTCAACCTTTAGATGCAGACTTGACAGCAGTTGCTGCTCTTACAGGAACAGGACTTTTAGCTAGAACTGCAACTGACACTTGGACATTACGAACGATAACTGCCGGAACTGGAATCACGATCAATAATGGAGATGGGATTAGCGGAAACCCTACAGTCTTGATTTCAAATACAGGCACAGCCGGAACTTACGGATCGTCTTCGCAAATCCCTGTATTAACCACAAATGCCCAGGGCCAGGTAACTGCAGTCACGAATACTGCAATCTCTATTACATCGGCAGGAGTTTTTGATTTTGCAGAAGCAGCTCAAGATGCAGTCGGTGGAATACTCACCGACTCATCCTCAATCGACTTTACTTATAACGATGCTGGCGGTTCAATTACTGCAGTCGCTCTCCCTGCAGGCATAGATCACAATTCCCTTCTAAACTTTGTAGCAAATAAACACACCGATCATTCGACAGTTTCAATAACAGCAGGAACAGGTTTAACTGGTGGCGGAGATATTACTGCCACAAGAACAATTTCTATGCCTAACACAGGCACAGCCGGAACTTATGGATCTGGAACTCAAATCCCTGTCATTACTACTGATGCTCAAGGCCGAGTTACTAACATCACTCCCACAACATTTTCATCTGATTGGGTTAATGCCACAAATATCGACGCAGGCGGCCTGTTGACCTGGACAGATCAGACAGGTGAAGATTTAGCTGTAGTTCAGAATAATTCAGCAGGCAGCGCGTACATTCGCCAATACCGATCCAGAGGGACAATTGCATCTCCTACTGCAGTACTTTCCACAGATCGCCTTGGCGGCAATGGTTATTACGGATGGAACTCCACAGGACCTGACGTTCTTCCTTCTGGGGAATTTGTTGTATATGCCACAGAAAATCACACATCTACAGCACAGGGTGGGGAAATCAGAATCACCACAACACCCAACGGAACCGCTTCTGGCGTTGAGAGACTTTATGTCCGAAACAGCGGTGATGTGGATTTAGTCAATGGACTTTTAATAGGGAATACTTCCGACACTACCAATGGTCGAGTGAAGTTTGTGGGGGGTGAGTTCCAAGTTCGTGAAAGCGCAACTTGGAAACCTATTACAAACACCCCAATAAGCACTTCATCATCAGCTGCAGTGAACTCTACAAGTGCGACATTTGCATCACTCAGTGGAATCACGACTACCCCCGCTGCAGGCTCTTATGTTCTCAACTTCTCTGCATCAGCTCAAATATCAGCAAACGTTGCGGTTGGTGAATGGGCTGTATTTGTAGGCGGAGTGCAACAGACAGTCACGAACAGAAGAGTTGCTTCAGTAAGCACAACTACAATCCAAGTGCCAGTTTCTATTTCCACAACAGTCACTGTGAATGGATCGCAAGCAGTGGATGTTCAATTCCGTCGGGTTTCTGGAACCGGAACAGTAACCACAACAGAACGCCAAATGCTTCTTGTGGCATACGCAAGATAATTATTTAGAATTAAAGGAATTTTTATGAGACTGAATTGGGGAAATCCTAAAATAACACTGGGCGAATTCCATACCTACCTGCAGACGCTAATAGGAAGCCAACTAGACGGGCTGGTGGACGATGGCGGTTATCTTTATATCAACACTAATTCTCCTCTAAATGGAGAACAGGAAAATGCAATCCTTTCCTATTACTACTCTCTCAGTGGAGCTGCTCAGGAAGTTAAGATGTCCTCAGCAACTTCACTCTCTGGAGTAAAAGAGCCGAATGGCATGAGAGCTAGGCTTGTCGGGGCCATCAACCAAACCATCACAGCAGGACAGACTGTGAACTGTGATTGGCTTGTTCCTCAGCTCACATACAAAGGAGTCAACAAGCCTTCAATTTTTGATGGAATAGAATATTTTGCTGAAAATGCCAAGGTGGGGGATAGGGCTCAGTTTCAAGTTGTTGATAAGACTGGATTTGGAGTATTGGCAGGCTGGTACAGCCAAGCCACTTTTGACGCCATGGGGAATTGCTATGTGGTGGAAGAGTTTGGGAAGGACTGGGCAATGATGCCAAATGAACAAAACCAGATTTCTCTTTACAGAGCATTGCTTGTTCCTGGACTTCATGTCCGGCTCAAGTATACTTCCACAGGAAGCGTCGACGTGAATCTTGTAGTTAACTTATTCCGTCACATGGACGCAACCTAAGATACAATTTAATATCAATTGAGTTCTCACATTATAGGCAACAAAATGACCACCTCACTAATAGTTCGCAGAAGCAACAAGATAGGTTCACGAATCATCAGTTGGGCAACCCAATACCACTGGTCACACGTGGGAGTCATTTGCGAAGACGGGTTCGTTTATCATGCGGATTCTAAAGGGGCACACAAAGACACTTTGGAGAAGTTCTGCCATGGAGCTGAAGCTGGTTCCTATTCTATTCCTAATGATGGCAACTACAAAGCAATGCTTGAGAGAGCCCAATCCAAGGTTGGAGCTAAGTATGATTTCCCCGCCATTCTCTGGTTTGGCTTCACACTCCTGATGAAGACATTTTCCATCATTGTCCCTAAGATTGTAGTGAATCCAAAATGGACAGTGTGCAGTGAATACGCAAACTATATCATTTTCGGTAATACTGAAACTATCTTGCCGGAAGAGCTGGTTGACAAGGTTTGGGAGTTGCGCGATCAGAATTCTTAAAAAGTGCTATTATTAGCCAGTGGCTAGTTGGTCAATGGAGTGGTTTTTGCTATGGATACCCAAGGTAAGATTATCGAAATACTCCATGACAATGCAAAACGTCAGCTTGACGATATGCGCGATTTGCGTGGAGAGCAAGAAGAGCTCAAAGCTACATTTGCCGACCATGACAAGAGAGCAGAAGTTCGCCATTTAGAAATTTGTTCACGATTAGATAAGTATAATCAAGAGCTTGAGGTTCATATCGATGGAGTACGAACAGCTCAGAAACGCCTAGACGCATTTGAAGTGATCACTTCCCAACTTCACACCGACAAAATCGCAAGTGAAGCTATTTCTGCAAATAATATGAAGACGCTCAAGCTAGCAGCCAGCATCATTACAGTGGCAGCAACCATCGTCACCACTGTTTGGCAAGTTTTCTTTTAACGCCGGCCGTTTGCCTCACTCCAACCTCCATGATATTATGTTGCTATTGCATTATCAAAGGACTTTTTCATGGAAAATAGAAAACTCAGTGCTGTTGCAAGTGCTTATATTGAAGTCTTGAAAAAATCTTCAGAATCTCTAGATGCAAAAAAGAAGAACATGTCTCTGTCTCAGTCACTAGAAACTGTGCGCTCTTTCGAGTCCAAGAAGCAAGATGCTTATGACATTGGGCAGGATGAGAAAGGTCTCATTCCTTTGGCAAAGTCAGCTTCTCCTAAGGACGTGAAGTCCGCCCTCAGGGATTTAATAAAGACTCAAGGGTATAAAGGTTTTTATAATTCTAAATCAGAAAATCCTAATAAAATCATAAAACTGGAAGAATAATTATGACTATTCTCCAGGTCAATTCCGACATGATTCTAAAAAAAGATGAGAAAAAGTCTTGTAGAAATGAAGACGGCTCATCCGTTTCCTATTTCAAACTGCTTCATAAAAGCTCAGGACGCTCAGGAAGTGTCAAAATCAAATCCGCTCCTGCCTCTGTGGCTGAAAAACTGGACCATACAGTTCTCCACAAATCTACTTCAGCTCCTAAAGTCACACACTCCATAGAAGACCTTTATCTCCATGGCAAAGGAATTGGTCTGGATTTGGAAATCCTAAGAACTCTGACTTCAATCTTTAAAGACATTTGTATAAAAAAAGCAGGAGAGCAAGTCAGACCTGTAGTTGCACAATACCGAAGTCCTATAGTCCCCCAGACTCTCAAGTTCTCTCACTTACTGAAAAAGATAACTCTCCGGACTGGAGAATATCTCAAGAAAATTCCTGCCACTGACAAGGCCTCCGAGTCTTGGCAATTCTTCGACGCTGCAGGCAACAGTCTTTCTCCTGTGCATCTCTTCCCCCAGGACTCAGGAAGCATGTCTGTTTATGCACCGAAACTCTCCAAGAAAGCTTTCATGAAAGTCCTGAGAGCTTTGGAGAGATATTACTCCATAGACGAATCTAGCTTTCTGAGAGAAGCTGACCAGAAGGCAGACGCTTTGGAGAAGTCCATGGCAGAATTCCCAACACGCTACACTTTGAAACAACTTACTTGGCTCAGAAATTTAAAGAAAATCCTGGCAGATGCTCAGGCACCTGGAGCACCTCTAGAAGATTTCAGAGCAACTGGGATTCTCCGCAAGTTCCGGCAGAAGTGGTGGCATCTTCTAATCAGTGATGATAATTCGATGAAAGTAAAAATCACCCCCCAGGAAGCTGCAGATTACGAACAGGACCGCCAAGGTCTTCGTTTAGCAATCAATGACCTTGCTCAGAATGGTGACAACAGTTTAGACAATTCAATGCCCCCTACAATCAACGCATTAGCTATCTTTTAAGGACAAAAAATGAAACCGATTTGGGCACAGAAAATAGAGCGTTTAATGAAAAGCGATAGCTTCACAGTGGAAGCTTGGCAAAAATGGTTTGCTGATTACAAGAAACGTCCAAAAGATAAAAATGTTCTGGACAGAGGCGCTGCTCTGATATCTGAATACTCTCCTGGAGGAGTTGGAGCAGCAATGATGCCAATCATCAGAAGAGCTGAAAGTACAAGTGGTGCTCAACCTTCAGACACAGCAGCAGTGTTGAACCATTTTCTGGACACTCATAAGGACCACCCTAAGGCAAAAATAATTTCCACAGAACTGTCGCATAGCACAATACCCGAAACGACTTCAAAGAAACTTGCCGAAATTCCTACTTTGCCAAAACCAGGTTGGCTTCACACCGACCACCCTCTTTCTAAGTTAGACCTTCATACGATTCTGGACAACTTGAGTCCGGATGACCAGGTGACTCAAAAATCTGTAGCCAAGACACTTGTGGGTGAACATGGAGCTTCTCCTAGAATATTTGCCGACTATGCGCATAAATATCACAACCCTCTTCTTGCTGCAGAAGCAATGCCTTTTGCGCCTAGCGATGATGTCAGAAATCAATTAGTAAGGGCAGTTCCTCCTAACATGTGGCTTACTTATAGTATTGTGAATGCTGCCAAGGAAGGAAAGATTGGGCCTGAAGAACTTGCAGGTCATTTCGCACACACTCATTCTCAGAATCCTGAGCAAGCAGAAAAAATGGCAGATTTGATGGACCATGGCAATACTCATCCCGCCCACATGCAAGCAATTGCCGAGAAGGTTAGTAATACTCCTGAGATTTTAACTTCACACAAAGAGAATCTACCTGCCAGTATAGCTAGGCATTTACCTGCAGATTGGTACTCAAGACAATTAGCTGAAGATCCTTCAAATCACCAAATTGCTCATCATTTTAAAGCATTCCATGGCAATGAATTCAAACAGATGAATGAGAATTTGAATAATGTGATTACAAATCCTTCCAGTAAAAAGAAGGACATTGCATCTGCTATAAAAACAATAGGAAGCTCAGGCTCTCCCTTTGCGCCTTCTGCAGCTTCACTGGCAATGCTCAGAGGCAATCCTGCTAACCAAAAAGCCTATGAAAAACTTCTTTTGTCTACAATCAGGAAATCTAAAACTGATGACCCCACAATCAACCTCAAGCATGACCTAAGGCATGAACAGAATAATTCAGTTGATGTTGCTATAGGCACTGGCAAGCTGCGCCAGGCTAGAGACCTAGCTGAGCACAATGGAGGAGCTGCTCATGTGTCTGCTTTTAGAAATGCCGGACTAGATCCTGCAGGTTTAAAAATAGAGCACCTGAAGGACAATAAAGGCCATATTGCTGCAAGTAAAATCCAGGAAGCTATTGACAACACTCCTAAGATGAAATTTGGAGTGTCAAGAGGTAAGTACACGAATGATGTTCAAAGGCATGATCTGAAGCAACCTTCTAAAGTGTTCCGCCTAGAGATCTCTCCAGAGACCAAAAACAAATTAAATGAATCTGGTCTTATGCCCATATATGAAAAAATTCAGGAAATATCGAAAAAGTCTGGACACCCTACAACCGATGACACTCTTGGCTGGGTGAGATATACCAACACTCCTTCCGATGTTCATATTGATGAGATTCAGTCTGACTTCGGACAAACCTTATCTCGCCACATAGAAGATGCAATAAAGAAAGATCCTGAATCTGCAGATCAGTTTGCAAAACAAGGACTGACTTTAGATTCTATTCATAAAATGAACGATGTGCTGTTTCAAGGAGTTCATCCTTCACAGGTTATCCATGAGGGGTTCTTACAGTCTTTGAGAAATTCAGGGAATGTAGGAAAGAATGTTCATATCTGGCAATCTGAACCTCGGGCAGAGCTTTCAGGGCTGAAAACAACCCCCGATATGGACTGGAAAAAAGCAGGAGATCTTTCGATATACGCTGACCTTTCTAAATATCCTAATGGCCAGCCTCCTGAAGATTACTTCAAAATGCTGACGAATTCAGCAATGCCTTTTGAGACATCTACAGATATTTTTTCTAAAATGAATCCTCATTTGAGTAAAGAAAATGTAGATAAAATTGTTAAGGATAATCCTGCTCTGGCTGCAAAACATTTAGGGGATAATCCACATTTCTCTAAAGAACATGTGGATAAAATTGTTGATGATAGGCCTCTTATTGCAGCTAAATACTTGGCTAATAATCCTCATCTTAATGCAGAGCACATTAGTAAGATCCTTGGACATGATGCAGGCAGCACTGTCAGATACCTTAGGAATAATCCTAATTTTAATCAAGAGCATTTCAATCATACAATAGTAGGTTTGGGAGTAGATGAGGCGCTTGGTATTTTACACAACACCCCTTATTTTACCAAAGAACATATGAATGAGATGGTGGCTAATTCTCCGGAAATTGTTGCAACGGCAGACGGCATGACTAATAATCCTTATTTCACGAAGGAGCATTTTGACAGTATTATTAAGAATCGCCCTCACCTGAAGAAATATCTCGCGGACAGTCCTTATTTTACCAAAGAGCATATTGATGATTATGTGAATGCGGATCCTACTACTGCGGCTCTGAATTTTAAGGACAGTCCGTTACTGTCTAAAGAACATATTGATAGGATTGTAGAGCAATCCCCAAATACAGCAGCAAAATATCTTCACAGCCATCCTAATCTCACTAAAGAACATGTCGATAGCATTGTAGAAAGAAAACCTGCTTCTGCAGCAGAATATTTGGCTAATAATTCTCATCTTAATGCAGAGCACATTGACGATATTATTACATACGCTGCTGAGTCAGCCGCTAGACATCTACATAGTAATCCTCATCTTAATGCAGAGCATATCAGTAGGATTGTTGAGCGCGCTCCTGTGGCAGCTGCTAGTTTTTTGCATAACAATCCTCACTTTACCAAAGAGCACGCAGCTGAAGCTATAGATAGAGATGAGCGTGCAGAAGCTCAGCTGCGCGATCCTATTCCTTACGTGTCAGTGCCAGGAGATCAAACTCCTTTCTTTTCTCAAATAAGAGTAAATCCAGAAACTTCCGAACTAACTGCATTAGGCCATCCGGTTACTCTGAAAAAGCCAAAACTCCCTGTGCATATTAGAGAAGGCTATGGAGACATTCCAAAGAAGATGGGATATAAGCCTGCAAAATATGGCGATTTAGTAACTCAGACAAATCCTGAACACAACAATGAACCTACATGGGCGCAGAAATTGACAAAATCACTTGCTAAAAGAAGGGCAAAAAAATGAACACACCTGGATACCTAGCTCCTGCCATTAAACTGATAAAAGAATTCGAAGGGTGTGTTCTCACAGCATATCCAGATCCTGCCAGTCCCCAGGGAATAGAGAAACGCAAGAAGCCTGCAGCTAGAAAAGCTGGCTGGGAATCGCTCTCAGGCGCCCCGATCACGATCGGATATGGCCAGACAGGTAAAGATGTAGTTCCTGGTCTAGTGTGGACTCAAAAGCAAGCTGAAGATCGTCTTCAGGCAGAAGTCCAGCACTATGCTGACAGCGTAATAAAAATGGTCCAAATAAAGTGCACTGACACCCAATTAGCAGCCCTCATCTGTTTCGCTTTTAACGTAGGCCTTTCTGCCTTACAAAAATCCACACTCCTCAAGAAGATGAACTCTGGTGATTTTCCTGGCGCTGCATTAGAATTCTTGAAATGGAACAAGGCTGGTGGACAGGTAATGGCAGGATTGACCAGAAGGCGTACTGCCGAGATGGCACTTTTCAACACCGGTTCAATTTGTACAGTCCCTTAAAGAAGAAAGAAAACATCATGTTATTCGTAGAATTGTTAAAGAGATTTTGGAAAGAAATAGCTGTAGTTGTTGCTATAATATCGGCATTCGTTGCCGGTACTTTTGTCAATAATAAGGACATTGTCGAAGTTAAGACAGTAGATGAAGCTAAGATGAGTGAGATTATTGCCTCTGAAAAGGAAAAGATGATTCTGGTCTTCACCGAAGACTACAAGAAGAAACTTTCCGAAGAGCTGCAGAAGTACAAAGCTGAGAAGAGTGAAAAGGTGATAACCATCACCGAGAGAAAGAAGGATGGTTCTACCAAAGAGACCAAGATTGAAGAGAAAAAGGAAGCTGTAGCTTCTGAGACAAAAGTAGTCAAACAGGAAGAAGAGAAGAAAGTTGCAAAAGAAGAGGTGAAGGAGAAAGAGTCTGCAAGTAAAGAAACTGTTGTCGAGAAAAAGATAGTTTCTTCCATAGTCTCGAAAACTTCTCAGCCTCGGTTCTCCTTAGGACTTGAAGTAGCAAAACCTGCCAAGAAATGGATTACTGTTTTGCCTCAAGCAGAGATTCTTTATTCAGTAAAAGCAGCTTCTCGAGTAGGCAGTTTGCCTTTATGGGTTGGGGTCTCCTACCAGTTCGGAACCAGCGCCATCGGAGTAACCGCGCATTTCGAGTTCTAACTCTTCCATCTCCTTAACAAAAGCTGCATATTCCTTCTTTTGCTCATCAGTTGCATAGCGCTCGTCAATACAGTCACCCATGTAGCAGCTTGTAGTGGGCTGGATTTTAAAGCCGTCGAACAACTTGACACAGCAAGGCTCGCACAAGCTAAATTCATATTTAATCGTGTCTTCTAAAACAGAAGATTTCATATTCCCTTCGACAGAAGCATCTAGGCCGTTATAGCAAACTCTTTCCGTGACTCTGTTTGCTTTGTCCGGGTCATAACTGTGTGTAACCATCGACTTCCCACAGCCATTGCACAATATTGCAAAGACAACTTCTTCTTCTATTTGAGTAATTACTTTCCTAGTAAGACGCATTCTCTTCTCCTTAGAACAAACTGCCTAAAAACATTTCAGGTTTTTCATCTGCAAGAAAAATACCTTTTCCTGCCATGAGACTCTCATTCAAATCCTTGCCGGTTTCCGGATACCCTACTTTTACAGGAAGGCCTCTGTCTTCACAATAGCCAAGTAATTTATTCTTAGCCTTCTTACCTGCATCGTCCAGGTCCAGTCCAGCAATAACAAAAGGAGCTTTGCACATTCCTATTGCGCGATTTATTAAGTCCATTTGCCCACGTCCCATAGAAGAGCCAAAGCAGCACGCTGCTGAGTAGCCAAGGACGTAAGCACTGACCGCATCGAAAGGTCCTTCGCACACTACCAAAGGCTTGCCTTCCTTCACGTAGAGCAGAATATTTTCATGAGTTTTGAAATCTTTCATGGTGGAAACTTTCGGGCCTTTGATTGGAGTATCTACAAAACGCACCTGGTATCCGACTAAATTCCCTTCGAAGTCATGACAGAGAAAGGCCACTGAGTTGCTGGCAGGAGAGATCATGATTTTGTCATAGAGAGATTCAGGAACTCCCCGCTGCTTGGCGTAAAGTGAAGCCGGGTGATTAGGCATTTCACTTATGTATGCCCAGAGAGGAGGAATTACTACAACTACAGGTTCAGGCTTTTCCTCATCATCCGACTCTTCCTCTTCTTCCAGAATTAGTGAAGTGCTGTGAGGCTGCAGGTGAGCATCAACTACGTCCTTGTCTACTCCACAGGCCAGCAAAAAGCCTCTGAAACTGTACTTCACTCCACACTTTGCACAAGCTCCGCCTCGAGCGTCTTCCATCGTGTAGACCCAAGCTTTCCATTGCTTGTCCCCACAATGAGGACACTCTTTAATGCGCATTCCATTTGAGCCCGAAAGCTTAAAAGCAATTCCGGATGTCTCACACACGTCTATGAACTTTTGAGCGTTACGTGAAATGTCTTGCACAGTTCAACCTCAATATTTTGTTCTGAGTATCGCAATAGTCGCTCTGGCATCGGCCAAAGCGTCATGAGCAGTACCAGTCATCTCGACACCACTGCGCGCAAGGCACTGGTCCATTGCAGGAAGTTCAGAGTCTGTCTTGAAATTAACGAAAAGACTGCCAGGGTCAATAACCCGAGCTCTGAACCTGCTGGAGATTCGTGTAGGAAGAAAAGGAATGTCAAATCCTGCAGCATTTTTCCCAGCTACATTGATTCTTGACTTAGGACCAAAATGTTCATCGAACCAGGGGAGAACCGCTTGTTCAAGACCAGCAGCGCCTAAAACTACTTGATAGTTTTCTGAAGCTGCAATTGCCCGGTCTAAGGTTTCAGCTGCGATTATTGATCGGAGACGCTCAATTGTCTGTTTTTTGTTTGTTTTTGAGTTGATTTCTATAGCCATTAAAATCCACGCATTCATGGAAATAGCCACTCGGCTCCAAGGAGCTGTAGAACCTTCTCCTTGATCCACTAATAGGGTCAGGTGAGGCAGTTCACTGATAGGCAATTGATTCTCAGTATCCTCGACCACAAAAGAAGCCATGAGGATGCCATCAGGAGCTTTAGGATTCAGTCTGGATGTTTCCAGGTCAATGGATAAATATTTCATAAGGTCTCTTTCTATAAAGAATGATGCCTAACATTAAGCATGATTTTGTTAGCGTGTCCAGTTGAAATCTTCACCAGGACGCGAATTGATAAATGCGTCGTATTTGTAACGCTCATGGACAGAGAGTTTTAGGCATGCAGATGCACGATCTGGCAATAGGCTTTTACATAATATTTCAATTTTGTAATCATTATTGGCTTTTACGATGGCAGATTGGTGAGAGGCAATTTCTCGATCTTGGATAGACAAGTAGAAGTTGACCATATCAGCCAGAGCAACTACTCCAAAAACGCAAATTAATGCTAATTTCATAAAAACCTCCGAAGTAAGTTTGAGAACCTATTTTACTTATCGGAGGTTTTTAGAGAATCTTTAGTTTAAAACGTCAAATCCTTCAGACAAGGCAGAAGAGATCTCTGCTGATTCTAGATCTGCTGACAGGGCAAACCCAACATTTGCTACCCAACCAAAGTCAACTGGATAATCAATAATGTAATCGAGCAAGTACATGTAGCCAGGATCTCCACCAATCATTGTAGGAATCTCTCCATCTGCTAGAGCTGTCATGAGATGTACTTCAGGATCGGAACTGCTAATATAATCAACTACCTCGGCCAGGCGCATAATCTTGGCGATTGACTCTACTTTCAAAGGAGCTTCGTGCTCATTGATAGCCAGTAGCCTATATATTTCTACTCGTGAAACTTTCAATACAGGTTTAAGCTTCTCGACTACGTCATTAATTTTAGAGATTAGTGTCATTTTTTTAAATCCTGTAAGTGCAAATAGATTTGCAGATAATTGCTGCAAGTGGAATTTTAAGCTTCTTTGTCAGGGTATTTTTGGTTGATGATTAGAGTCGCAAGGCTGATTGCACTCTTCATAGGGTCAGTGACTTCCTTCAGTCCACCTTTTAAATCCTTCAATGCCTGAGCAGCACTAATATAAGAAGGAGTTGTCTCGACTTCATCCTTAGCTTTCGAGATTTCAAGAACATTGTAAGAAATTACGTCTTCAAGTTCTTGGCGGGTTTTGTTCAAGAAAATTTCAGCACCTTCTGTTCCGAATTTTTTGGCAAAAGCTTTATAAGCCTTTCGGTCTTCGATAGGAGTGTCGTCATCTTCTCGGCCACCAGAAAGCTTTTCGCTAAGAGACTTAAGCTTTTTTGAAACTTTTTCATCCATAACAAGTGTATGTTCGCCAGAACCACTAAACTTTGTCATAAAAACTCCTGTCTAAGTTAAGGAAACAATTAGCCACATTGGCTAAAACTGATTAAAAATTAAATCCACCGAGCATTTCTAGACCGCCGGTATTGATCTGAGGTTGTTGAGCTAAAGCCCTAGACTGAGCCATGTGCGCCTGAGCAATTAGCTGGTCTTGTGAATGCGCCTGCGGTTGAGGTGCACGCTGAGGAGCCACTCCACCTCCTCCTATGTTCCGAGCTAACACTTCAATTGCCTGAATGGCTCCAGACTGACTAATTGCCGAAACCTTCGCGTAAAGCTCGTCAATCTTTTCAGCCAAAGGAACTACTCCAGCCCCATCACTCTTATCGGCTTTTGTAAACATTTCCTCCATCTTTCTATTCACAGCTTCTGCAAATATTTCGAGCAAAACATTTCCTTCTTCCATAGAAGAGAAAGCCTTGAGGAGAGCATCGTTCCTGCACGCTCCAGTAAGAGCACTCACAAGTCTCATCTTTTGTAATGAGGTCATGCCGACAGGACTAGGTGCTTGCACTGTTGGTGGTTCCTGTTTTTCTAATGGACTTTGCTCTAGGTTTTCTGGAGATAAGGTTCCTGAGCTTCTCTTTTTTGTCATTTTCTAAGCCTTTTGTTAGTTTCGTGAGCTCATTCTTTATTAAAATTTTGAAGAACGCAAGTCTTTTTTTTGCTTTTTTTCCATTGCCGAAAAAATCAGGAGAAAGACTACTGTCAGAGAAAAAACTCACTCCTGAAGGTATTCTGATTTTGCCTTCCATAGGGAGACCGGACTTACTTAGGAAACTTGGCACGTGGCGAAGTTTTTTATCCTTTAGGAGAGTTTCGATTTTCTCAAAAATAAAAGCCCTTCTTTCTTCCAGCAGTGCAACTTCACTCTTTGTGTTCCATTTCCAGATGTCGTCTAGTTCGTAGGCTCGACGAAAACATCCTTCAATCACTGTTGCCAGAAGAAGGGATATTGCTCCAACGTCGCCCTTTAGAGGCCCGACAAAGACAGCAGAGTAGGAAGTCGGTTCTGGCTGTTCAGCTTCTTCGAGTTCCATTGAATCACCACTGGTCAGGGTTGTTAGAAATGAGAGAACTGGAAACTGCACCGTCAGCTGAGCCGAATTTCTTATTGACCTGATCAAGAGTCATCATCCGAACTGACATCAAAGTGTCTTGCCCCTCAGGAGAATGATCGACACGACGCAAGCAGTGTTCCATTTCGTGCGCCAAAACCAAATACAAGAACTCGGGATCTGCCTTTCTTAGAGAAGTGGAAATATAAACTGTCCCATAGAAATCTCCAGTTTTTTTCTTCCATCCTTCACAGAGGCCAATGAATCCATTCGGCAAGGAGCTTGCCCAAGTGACTTTCAAGTAAAGGAATTGGGAATCTAAGCGCTCTGCACATTTTCTACCTGCAGAAGTACAAGCTTCCATGTAGCGCACGGCTAAAGGCTCAAGGTCTGAAACTACAATGAGCCTAGAGTAGACAAAAGCTCCACTCCCCTTAAAGAAAGTCAAAGAAATGAGAACGAGAAAAAGCTTAATCAGCTGCATCTTCGTCAGTTCCTTTACTAGCATTCATACTGTTGGACTGCATACAGGCTTTCTGTACTTGAGCAAACACAGAAGGATCTTTCAGTTTCTCAAGCATCTTAGGGCGTCCAAACACCTTGAACACTCCATTTTCCAAATTAGCTTCGTAATAACCACGTTCTTCTTTCTTTTTCTGTTTGCCAGTTTTCTTGTCAATCACAGGCTTACCATTGGCATCGACTTCTAATTCAAATGGCGTATAAACCACACCAAGATTCTCGGCTAGGGAAAGTAAACTCTCTTCTGCTTTGGCAAAAGAACAATTCTCGAAGTCCATCCAGAACTCGACTTTTTTACCTTCTACAGTGTTGCGAGTTTTCTCACCTCTGCCACGGATTTTTTTGCCTACAACAATATCATCCTGACCGGCGACCTCTCCATCTGCATTGAGTTTCGAGTCTTTAGCCGAAATGGATTCCACATAAAGAATGGAGTCGCACAAGTGACGAAGCTTCTCGCCACCAAGCATTTGGAACTTAGGCCCGTATTGGTCCTGAGACACCATCACGTGCTGAACGATGAAGAGGGTAATTTTGTATTTAGCACAGAGTCCGAGGATTCGAGTTAGAATCGGGTTCATTGATTTCGCGTTACCACGATGGGCATTCCCAGCATCGGAAGCGCCTTCTCCATTTTTGTTTTCATCAAGTTTTTTTGCAGCAGATATATTTTCGATACCCTGCCATGAGTCAATAACCCAGGCCGAAACATCTATCTTCCCTTCCTTTAATAAATTTTCAATTTGAGCTAATTTACCAAAAGCATCGTCAAGCGTGTTCCCTGGAATAATCATTGTATTGTCAATGTCTATTCCGTATTTCTCAAGACGCTTAATACGATCTGGCTGCTCATGGTAGTAAAATTCAGTATCATTAAAAATTACTAAAGAACCTGGGCGTTTCTTTTGAGCCTTTCCTGCTCCAATACTAGCCAGGGCGCTCTTTCCGCTTCCCGAAGGTCCGTATATTAAATTTGGACGGTTTAGGGTCCAACTTCCCAAACACCAAGAAAGAGCAGGGTCCCCACATTCAAGCTTGTTGACTATTTGAGCCGCCGCTCCTACAGAAGCTACTGTAGACATTTCATCTTTAAAAAGCTTCGACAGTATACTGATACTCATTCAGATTCTCCTTATTTAACAGGTTCAGTGTTATCATATTAAAAAATAAAATCAAGGTTTTTTTAATACCAGACGAATTTTCCCACAATCATAGATCCGGTAAAGTCTGTCTTGTAAAGCATGTTCGTGCTCGGTCATTCCTTCTGGGGTGCCAACTGCAGATTTACGTCTTGATTGCTTAGAAACAGCCTTCTTGTTCTTGTCATCCCAGTAAAAATAATCAGGAGGCATCTCCTCTTCAACTGACCACCCAGATTGCAGATACCCCTCTAGTGCCCCAAGTCGCCTGTCTGCCCAAGTAATGATCTGATCAGAGGAAGAGTTGATTAATACAACCTGAGATAGCTTTGACATTCCTCCGATTATCTGCACCCCACTTTTAAAGGACATTCTGGAAAGTACAAGTATGTCTGTTTTCCTGTGATGTCTTCCTAAAGTAGCCAGGCCTACCAACTCTTCATTGAAGAACAGCCCATGAGCATGCAAGTGGGTCACTTTGCCCAAAAGATGGTTCCCTTCCAAGAATTCATTGGCAGTAATTGCATCTACCAGCTTGCACGTAGTTTTTCTGGCAAAGATTCTCCTTTCGAAAATTCCAGATATTGATTTTATATAAGACAATATTTGAGGTTTCTTTTCTTTCCATTCATGCTCCCATATGTGAACAAGTCTCAGTCCTTGGCTTTGACAAGCCAAAGTTTTTTCTAAATGATACCTTGGGTAGATTTTTGAATTTGCCTCAGAATGCCAATAAGATCCATTGAATTCTATGCATATGTTTTTACTTGGGATTTTAACGTCAATCTGAAAATTCCTTTCTTTGTTTTTCACGATAGTGGATGACGTATCCGGGTCAATTGTAGCTTTACAGAACTCCAGTATCTCAATCTCAGCCTTGGACTTTCTTGTCTGCCCGTTATTTTGCTTGATTAAAAAAGCAGCATCCTGAAAATCCTTGGAATGAAAGATGTTCTCTACTCCATATTTCTGCATGTTAGTTTTTGCAGACTTTTCTTTGAATTCTGATGTTTGATAAAAATACTCCACCCCATGTTTTTCTAAACAATCTTGCTTGATTTTTTCTCTAATGCCAGGTCTATTAAGAGTGCACTCAGTGCCGTATTTTTCCAAATTAGTTTTTTTTGCCTTTTCTGTACTTCCCGGAATGTCCTTTACATGCTCAACGCCGTATTTCGAAAAATAGGCATCTTTAGCTTTCTGTTTAATGTCTGGGGATGACAGAGCGTGCTCGTGTCCATATTTTTCTAAGTTTGTTGCACGGATTTGCTGTTTTATGTTTTTATTTTCAAAAACGCACTCAGTTCCATATTTTTCTAAATTAGTTTGTTTAATTTTTTTTTGAATTTCAGGACTTTTGGCAGGATTATCAACGCCATATCTTTTTAGGCTGGTTTTTTTTGTTTTTTCTTTATAGTCAGGTAATTGAGATGGGCTTTCTACCCCATACTTGGCCAGCATGGTTTGTTTGAGACGTAATGTTCCTGATGATGGATGAGACACATGTCCCCTTCTTTTCATGTCTGACAGTGCCTGTTTTACTGATTTGTACCAATTCCCATACTGATCATGTCTAAGCAGGGATTTTTCTTGATATCCATTAAACTCAATGACTTGAATCTTTAACATATTTTCATCTAACCATGCCTGGAAAGATTCTTTTGTCCATTTTTGTGCTTTCATTGAATACCAACCCTGGAGAACATGAACTTTGTACCCCCGTCAATACTCATTAAAAAACTCCTTTAAGGAAGAGAGAGAAGAAAGTTGATTGCTTTGACAGACTATTGTTTTTCTAATTGTTGTCAACAAGTTTTTTCGCAGCTTTTCGAGAGCCTTTTTTGCCACAGCAAAGGCAATAGGAGAAAATCCTACCACTGTATTGAGCAACAGTCCTCTCATTGTGAAAGCCTAATGAACACTTAGCCCTGTCAATGACAACGCCGATTCGCCGCCAGAAGGTCAATTTTTTAACCTGCTTTGGCGACTTATCGATATACGCTGGTCTTAAATACCATTTTGCTTTTTTGCGTTTCTGGTAGCTCATGAAGTTTTAGTTCCAATCGGCACTTGAAAGTTTTCAGTTCCATATGGAACTGCTTATTTACAACGTTTGATTATTATTGATTTCCACTTCAGCATTAAAAACATTGTATTTCCATCCAGTGGCGCTGTGGATGCAAATGCCTTTCTGTTTTAAAGTCAGTCGACTGCGTAAATCTTCGGCAATTTTGTCATTCACAATAACGAGCATTCTTAGTTTGGTAGTGCTTGTGATTCCAACCATGACTCCACCATCGGGAGTAGACTGCACCGGAACTATAGCCTCATCAGCTGCCTTCGATAAAGCAAAGCTCTGAATAAAATCAGTGCATTCTAATGTCTTGTTGTCGACAGGCTGATAGATCTTGTCAATCGCGATGATGCTCCCAAATATAACAACCATACTCACCACAAACAAAATCACGTCTTTCTTAGTGACTGTGAATGCACGAATAACTGCGTCTAGTATCTTCCTGTTGTCTTTAGGCATGACTGTTCCTTTTTGCTGTTAGAAGAGAAATGTTCTTCTATTTTGCTTATCGGTGTTTAGAAGAAACTCTTTAGTAGTATTTGGAGTGCTCAGAGAATTTAAAATCCAGAATCTCTTGAATAGTCACAGGGTAGAAGTCCCAGACATCCACTCCTACATTGACCATTCCTGTCAGTGTTTTCCAAGTTCCATGAACGTGACCATGAAAAAGAAGCTCTCTCTCATCTGTTCTTTCAGGCCGATACTGCTTATACCGGACATCGTATTCCTCATTCTCTTTCTGAGTGAGGTAAGGGAAATGGCAGAGCCGGAAAGTTCCTTGAGTGTTTGTCATGTGACAGTCCAGAGGATAAACAGTCCAGCCGTTCTTCTCATAAAGAGCTGTCGCTCTTTCTATTTTTGCAGGTGAGCGCTTGTGGGGAAAACATTGGTCATGATTTCCAGGAATCAGTACTTTCTTGCCATTTAGGCGATGTGAGTATTGGATGACTGCAGCTTCAGACAGGGAGAAATCTCCTAAGTACATTACACAGTCGTCTACTCCTACTCTTGAATTCCACCTGGCAACCATCTCCTCATTCATTTCTTCAACGTCTTTGAAAGGGCGATTGCAGTACTTGATAATGTTTGCGTGCCCAAAATGATGATCTGAAGAGAAGAAGGTTTGCATTTTTAGAATCCTCAGTTATTGTTAGCTTTCACTTTGCCTTTTGGCTTTTGAGGCTTCTCTGAGCAGACGCCTGGCTTTGTGGCTGTAGTGTCCTGGTCAGGCGATTTCTGCTTGCCTTTAGGCTTGGCAATCACAGCACAAGTCGTAGGAGGCTTGGTGTTCGGAGTTTCCTTGTCTTTAGCAAAAGCTATGCAGGGAATTGTAGCCAAATAGATGCAGATGATTTGAAAACTTTTCATAATGAAACCTCATAATGTTTAGAAATTAACTCTTTCAGATCCTTAACAAGCGCTTCTAATGTGTCAAAATCATAATATGACTCCTCGTCAGGGTCCATAAAGGTACCTGCGGCCAACCAGAAAGCCTTCTGGGCGTTCCTTTCAAGGATGGCAGCGTCTATGTCTCGTGTATACCCGGCCAGAAACTCTTCATAGGAGCATTCCTGTTCCCCCTCATCCATGAACGGTTGAGTGCTGTATTCCAAGATAGCAAGCCTCGACATGAGACGCTCTTTACACTTAAGAGTAAACTGATGACATACCTCATCTTCTAAAAACCCCGGATAAAGAACATCTTCAAGAATATAATCAAGAGGCTCGTCTTTAAGATTTAGGAGGTCAAGAGCGGTGCCTTCCCAGCCCTCCGGCAGCTCGCAATAGGAAAGCGGATGTGCGGGACGTACTGGCAATTTCATAATAAAACCCTTTATTTAGGAGAAGGCGTTGGAGGAATCTTACTCGAATCTTTAAGGCAGTCTGTCTCGATGTCTCCCCAGTAAAAATGAGCTGGAGACGCTATAAATCGATTTACGCACGCGATGTAATTCAGGTCTTTCTTTTCTAGCATGAAATCAGCAGACTCGCTACACAATTTTGATGCGGCACGTTCATTAAGTGGAGGATCGAAAGTCTCGGCAACGATCCATTTCAGACACTCTGCTGTTTTTTCATCAATGTCTTTTTTGGATGCTTTAAAATATTCCACAGCAGCGTCCAGTTTAGCTTCTGCAGAAGTGGCGTTAGTTCCTAGATGAGCAGCAACTTCCTCAGGACCTTCCGACTGAATAGACTTTTCTCCTTGCTTGGAAGGTACTTTTGAAGGAATAGTGAGGTTCTTAACGGTTTCTTTTTCAGGAACTTCACATTTTCCCGATTGTTTTTTCAGAGTTGCAACTTCCTCCCGAAGCTTTACATTGGCCTGCACGGCCCAGTCATATTGCTGCTGCGTGATGTTCTGGCACCCAACAAGAGACAGGAAGAGAAATCCTGTTTTATAGAGATTGTTCATTGCCTAAGCCCTCCAGTAGTGATACTTCAGCCCATAACAAAAGCGCATGCGCTTTTGCAAGATATTTATTGGCCTCAGCCAGAGAATGAGAAGTTCCGGTGCTGTTGAATACCGACAGACTCTCCATGGTTTTTAAGCGAATTTGGATGCGCTGGAGCAAATCTATGTCATCTCTGAGAAGTCCTGCACCTACAACCTTGTCACTTTTATTTACTCGTCTGGTCATTTTCTCTCCAGCAAATTAAGTAGTACTTTAAATTCCCACCCGATAGAGCCAGTCCAAGGCTCTTCATCGTCTCGAGTATTAAAGGTCCACCGGTTATGAGCTTCGGTCTTCACATTAGGGACTTGACCTGCAGCTAAGTTTGCAGCAGAAGCATTATCCCCAGACAACCACGCAAAGAAGGCGTTCCTAGACTGAGATTTGTGCAGGGCTTCTGCTGCGGATTCACCTCTGGCGTCCATTTGACGCATTTCTTTAAGGAGCCAAAGGCTTACTCCAACCAAATGCGATTCATATCCAGGGCGCACTACTTTTGACTGGGCAAAGAATTGAATGTTTAAATCCCCATCACCCCATTTTGCAAGCAATGGATGCAGTGATTTTATTTCCTTACCGACTTTAACCGCTAAAGTTCTAGTGGCATAAGTCATATTGCACCTACCATCTTCACTGATTGGGCAAAGTTTTTCATTGTTAGCTTCTAGGTAATTCAATACTCTATTGAAAGTATTTACATCGCGGGTCTTAAGGGTGCCGGCAAGGAAGCCTAGGAACATATCCCGTGAGTATGAATCTTCCTCATAAGTACCACGCCTGGCTGGAGTGCGGCGAGGTCTGCCATCTTCTTCTATAAATGACTTCATGTTTGAGCAAGCGACTGAATCTCCAGTGCCTAGACAAGTGAGTCCATTCCAGAGAGCAGCGTCACCGTCAGCCTCGCGCTGGCATACCCATTGAACTTCACCGGTCTTGCAGTAAGACAATTCTAAATTCCGGACACGTTCGGACAATACTTCCATATCGGAAGGTGTTGATTTCGTGTCAGGTTTTCCACAGGCGGACATAAAAAGTAAGCAAGCGGACATGAGAACGTGTTTCATTTTAAATCTCCTCTTCCCATGTCGTGACCACTTCAGCGTAATTAGTTCTATCCGTCGGATCTATCCCGAGAGCTACTAGATTCTCTGCACTTCTCCAGCACCTGGAGAGAGTTCCGTCTTCTAATATTTTTCTGTACCCAACATCTTTATGTGTAACCTTCTCCTTCGGCACGTCATACCCTTTAGCCCTCGCTTCTGTGAGTGTCAGGAGAGCGGGATTGACATCATATTCGGTTAAAAACCCCTGCTCAGTGTACGTCCGGGCAGACGCGAGAGGAAATATTACCACCCAGGTATATACACCACAGTCAGGATTTCGCTTGATAGTGCCAATACCTTTTAAAATATCGTAAACCCTGTCGCCAACTTTAAATTTCTCAGTCATTTTGTCACCTCAAATGCACGCTGTGTGGATATTTTAACTAATTCTTTTTGCCATCTAATAAGACTCTTGTAGATAGCTGTGAGTTCGTCGTGAGCGAGTCCATCGTTTGGAACATACATCATATTATCTGTAATGTATTTCAATATTTTTTCAATGTCCCGAAGCGCAAGTGTTGCAGATTGGTACGTGTGTTCAATTTTAGTCACAGTGATTCCTGCCTTCCAATTAATTCTCTTTTGTAAGAGGGGAGTTTGGATGTCTCGTGTCCTGGCAATACCAATCTTCGTCAATTCTTAACAAGATAGCTGCATCTTCTAAATGAAAAAGAGCAGCATCCTTACTCTCCATCTGAAAAGATCCGTCAGGATGTAGAAAAGTTCGGACACATATTCCTTCTCTCTTCTTGTCGACGTAGGTCATAGAGGCACTTACCTGGACAATGCGAAATTTTCTCATTTATAATCAGTCCTTTTTCCTTAACTGCCGCCTACATCTCTCTTATCGGCAAACCACAGAAAGACTTTAGCAATTAAGCGTCGAATCCACACACGTATCGAATGTCCTCAGGATTACAGCCAGGTGCATATTCATAGGCAGTGAGGAAGATGTACTCCAAGGACACCTCTCCGTCTTCTCCCCTCTCAAGTCTTTCTTTATAGACTGTAAGTTCGGCCAGAGTGTAATAAGTGAAGTTAAAGAACCCCATCCAGTATTCACCATCAAAGGCTAGAGTGTCCTGGCCTGACATGTAAAAGTCATAATCCTTAGGAAGTCCTGCACAGGGCTTCAACTGCTCATCATCGTCAATACTGCGCACTCCAGCCAAGACACTAAACAGCTTGTAGCTTCTTCCATTGAAGAGATTCTGACAGACTGTCTTCCAGACACCATCTTTTCTTACTTGTAAAATGTCATGAATGTCGACGCCCATGAGAATCTCCTTGGTTTTTAGTAGCAGCGAATATCAGAGCCACCGGCCTTAATAACTGAAGCTGTAGTGTTTTGCAATGTAATGCTGTAGCAAACAAATCCACTGCCAGGCGTCAAGCCAGCCCAGCCATTCGGCAAGGCGCCACCAGGAGCTGCAGCAAATACTGTAGACGCTCCAGTGACTAGGAATTTATAAGGCTTGTAGCTGAAAGTTGTTTGTAAAAGCACTTCTCCATCAACAGTTTGCCAAGCCATCCCCAGCCCACGTCCATTCACCCGAAACACATATCCATTCGAACCGCCTCCGGTTGCTGTAGATGTTGCAGCAGTGCTTGCTACGTAGCTATAAGTGTTTGCAGTTACTGCGGTAATGATTACTTGGTCATTCAATTGAGCAGAGCTCAGCCCACCAACAGCCAACACACCATTATGCTTGATTGTGTTGCCTACTAAGTATCCATGAGCTGTGGAAGTCACTACTACTGTGCTGCTGGCGTTTGTCGTTGCGACACTCGATACTGTTTTGTTTGCATCATTTGAGTCAATGTACGCAGTTATTCTAGAGCGCGCTGGATTTCTTAAAACGCTTTCATATAAAGGGCTAGCTAATAAGTTCTCACGTCCAATGGTAATCTCTATCATTGCTCCATTAATCACTTGCACCAGTTGCGCATTAATGTTTGCAACTGCTGTGTTCAAAGCGCCTACACCGGTACTCGGATTATTCACTGTGGACTCGAGAGTAGTAACTCGACCTTCAATGGAGTTCAAACGCGCACACACAGAACCTGCCAAAGGAACTGCACAAGTAGCTCCAGTGGCATTTCCGTAGAGGTCTGTCTTGAGCTGAACAACATCCGAAGCACTGGCAACAGAGTCTAGACGGTTCGACAAAGCTGTGATTTCTCTTTCTTGCTCAGTCACGTATGAAGCAAGTTCGCCCTTGAGCTGGGTCTTTGCTTCAATTGTTGCTGCTTGGGCAATCCGGCAAATGTTCTGTTGGAGTGTAGAAAGAGCGTCAGCTCCGGCTGCTGTACAAGTAGACCAGTCCGAAAGAACCAGACTGTTGATTTGAGATACTGAACCGCTCAAATCTAAAACTTGCTGGCGTAACTTCTCAACCTCGTCAATCTCGTCAACGTGAGGAGATGCAGCAGGAATTTCCTGACGACCGCAAGCAACAGACAATAAGGATGCAATTACTAGTAACTTTTTCATAGGAATCTCACTTTCTTGAAAAGAAGACAGTTTAGAAGCTCAAAAGACTTATCGGAATAATCGTAAAAACCTTAAGGAAGTTTTTTCTTTTTGTTCAGATAGTTCACATTTACTGGTTTCGGAATCCAAAGAGTATGTTCTAGGTTTATGAATATGCCTATAGACACACTAGGTTCTGCCCGGAACAAATGAGTAGTGAACTTTGGTTCGCGCGAGAGCTTAACAAAGTATTTTGCTGGAGTCCATAACATTTTTACATTTATATAGTCCTGGTTTGTCTGAATCCCGAACTCGGGAATGGTGACAGCGTAGGACCTGGCGTAGAGCTTGGAGTCGTAGTGGTGCTCATAGCCTACGTTCAACTCACTGGCTACTGAAACAAAGTGATTGAGCTTGAGATTGTACCGGAGGCCGACCAGGTCTCTGGTGTAAGTTTCGGACTGATACCTGACAGACTGATGAGTTGCTGTGAGCAACTTTGCCTGGATTTGGGCATAATACCCTGCATCAAACACACCAAGACCTAGGAATATCATTTTCCCGCTCCTCTGAGTTCTGCCATTAGATCATTTATTCGATCGACTGACTTCTTTATTCTCTCAATTCGGAAAGACAGATTGTCGACAGGAAGGCTTTCAGGATCCTTTACAGCAGCCTTGCGCTGCCTCTCGTGCTTCACAGCCGATAGAGAGATGACGTTATTAAGTACACTGCACTCTTCTTTGACTATATTATCAACTTCATCTTGTGTCATTTTATTAACTCATATTCTATTTTTGATAATTTATGCTTAAATTCTGCAAGGCTGTGGCAGAACATGAAAAAGTGTGCATCAGGTTTTAGAATGGACTTGACAGTCTCATCGTTGCGATAAATCGCCATATCAGCAGGATTCCCAAGGCGTTGCAGGCAGTCTCTGGCATAATCAAGAGACAGAGTTGTCATGAGGTGCCTCTTTTTGCGAATATCTATAACGTGGTAAATGGTCGGCAGTTCTAGAGATGAAGTCATGAAGATCCTCCTTTTCTACTCATCGTCAGGAATCCTGAACTCTTTAAGCAATCTTTCGAAGTCGTCAGGATATTTATCCCGGTGCTCTGAATAGTACTCTTCTATAAAACATCCATCTTCTTCTTCACCAACGACTTGTCTACCATTGATGGTTTTTAGATACAGGAAGCGAGTCTCTTCTGAGTTTATGGCCTCAGGGACCGCAAGAGTCCCATCTTTAAATTCAATAATGATTTTGCCTGTTATTTCAGCAATGTTCCTATTGAACTCAATAATTGCAATTCGAGAAATCTCTTCTGAGTTGTAGATCTTACAGACAGTGTTTCTTTTGTCTATGATTGTTTTGATACATGTCTCCTTGTTTTATATTTGTTCTAGTCATGATGTGAATTAATTAGCTTATTACAGGTTCTTTCTTGCTCGACGTTTTTCTGTTCCAGTACTGCCTCAATAACACAAACTACAATCCCGAAGACAATCCCGAGCCCTAGAGTTACAAGAGCAACAAAAAATAACGTTAACGCAGCCATAATCAATCTCCTTGTTAGGTCTATTACTGAAAAGCCTATTTTACTTATCGGAGTGTTTTGAGAAAACTTAAGAGGTTCTTGGCAGGTTTTTCTAAGAAATAGTTTTCTGAAATAATTCAGCTAGTTGAGCAGATAAAGGTTCTAGTATATGTCGATACTCTTCATTGTTCGAGACCATCTCTATACCACCTGTAGCTAGATAGGCAACGATCTCATCATCCAGAACTTCAGAACCATACCCCATTGCGATTAAATCTGACCGGACTGGGACTAAAACATCCAGAACTTCAGGCTCGCTTGAAGCGATTAATGCCAGAGCTGCTTCCCGATAATCACTATTGACAGAAAAAAGAGCGTGGGAAAGTTCGTGGTTCAGAAGTTCCTCAACCTGCCCATCGTTCAGTCCCAGTCCATTTACGCCTATGACGTAGGAAGGTTCGAGACAGCGGATTCTAACTTCCAAGAACAGTACTTTTTCTATTAAGCTCATGTTCTTCTCTGGGTAGTTTTCCTGAAAGGATTTCCACACAGAGCCAGGAATGTTAAAGCCTCCCCAGTACTCTTCATATGGAGTTTCCGAAATATCAGCCCACCAGGCATCAATGTCCTTTCTAGTAATGTCCAGCCTTCCAGCCATGACAGGATTTTCGTAGTACTCCTGAACCCTCTTAAAAGCTCTAGAAACTCGGTCGTCCGCATCTGACCTAACACAGACAATTCCACTTGGCATCAATGTTATTTCAAACATGAAAAGCTCCTTAAAAAGAAAAAAGGCCCTGAAGGCCTTTAAGTCAAATTCTAGTCCAGATTCCCTTAAGGAGCTACTGTGAGTTGCTCACCGAAGCCAAGCTTCGCGCTTACGAATCGACGTGCCAATAACTCTTGTTCGATATTCACACGTGTTTCACCAGTTACAGCCACTCGCTCACGGTACCCGAACTGATTAGTAAATTCCTTAGTAATTTCAATACTCTTAGGGTCCAAGATTTCAGGACATCCACTCCAAGTCAAGGTCACCTCAAACAAGCCTCCCATCACAGAGATCTTCTCGGTAACTGTGGACTCAAGGAGTTTTCGGCTACAAACAGCAGTTACGGTCCGGTCAGTAACATTTTCTTTAGAAACGTCTGAGCCAAACAACCACCAGTCACGGTCAATGTTCTTCTGGAATTTCTCGACTGTGATGCCAATGCGCGCAGCTTGAGCGATGTCTAACTCTTTGTCCATCTTTAACAAGAAGTTTACAAAGTTCACAACGTTAGGAGACTCACCACGTTGAGCCCCAAAGCTTGCGTGGTGCTGCATAGTGATGGAGTTTGCTGTACTCAATCGCTCGTCGCACGATTGTAAAATCACGAATGCCATCGAGATTGCAATGTCAGCAACGCAGATAACTTTCTTGTCTGTAGAGCGAATGAAATTGACCAAAGTCATTCCATCAATAATCGATCCTCCTGGGCTCTGGATGAACAAGTAGACTTCATCACTTTTAGACAAAGCAATGCCTTCTACAGCCTTAGACACGCTTGCAGAGTTGATGACGCCACGCAATGTGACTGTGTTGTTCACATCATATTCGACTGATGTCGTAGGCTTAGATTTTGCATACTGTGCTTTCATAGGCACTGCAAAGCCAACTGCTGAAGTCAAAGAGAGGACAACAGTAACCAAACCTAAAGCGAGTTTCTTAAAGTTCATTGAAAAGTTCCTTAGCTTGAAAAAGATGAGAGACTGTCAGAATGACGGGCGCTATAAACAATTGCTTTTGTACCGGAGATCGCCATGGTGAGCGTCATTTTCATTCCGGACAGTTGCTCTTGTACAGCTTCGTAGTAGGCAACCTCAGCAGATGCAGTAATTACTTCATCCCTGGTGTTAACGTAATGCTCTCGAGACGAATCAGTCTCCTTGATTTTGATTCCTAAAGCCTCCTGTTCTTTAACATACTCATAAAATCGCTCGAGAAAGAAGATGCCTTGAATTTTCTTCAGCTTCGACTTGGCCTTATTGTAATGAAAAGTGGCCGAAGCGCAAGCAGAAGATGCTAATTCCAAGCCCTTGGAAAGCTTGACAAGTAGCCCAGGTGCATTCCCCTCATTGGCAGTTTCCATGTCGGAAATAGCTGCAAGGTAAGGGGCTAGCATCTGAATGTGCTGTGGGGTGACTGGTGACTTTGTAATGTCAAAGAAATTGCTGCGTCCTACTGGCTTCCCAGAGTCCTCGAAATTTCCCGACAAGATAGATTCCAACACGTCAGTCATTTAGTTTTCCTTAAAATAAATCGTCGAAATCATCACTGCTCGAGACTTTCTGTACAGGAGCTGCCTTTGCTTTAGGGGCAACTACAGCCTGAGTAACCTCGTCAGCAGCATCTGCATAGTCACCAGAGAGCAAGTCATTCTCTTCAGCTACAGGAGATGAACGCACAACTGCAGCAGCTTTACTGTTCTTCTTGAACCTGTCAGGAATAGTGAGATTTTTTGCATAATCTTCACACTCATCATTTGTCCACATTTCTTTAGGGTCTGAGGCTAAAGTGATGAGGTCAGGAAGTTTGCCTCCTTTTATCATTTCGATAATTGCAGGGTCAACTTCATGTTCAGTAGGAGCACGAACTTTCACAGTTTTGCCATTGATCACTGCTTCGGTAGAGTGCTGATCAAGCTCTGCATTAAACTTAGTGTCTTTGCCACTGCCCGACTTATAGAGCTTGATCCATCCGGTGGAGCTGCGCATGTCATAAGGAGAATGACCTTCTTCTTTCAGCTTCCGGAAAAGACCAGGAGAGTCAGGTTTTTGCCAGTGGTCTTTAACACCGAAAAGTTCTTGAATCATTTGCTCTTTTATGAAGAGAGGTTTTACAGTCTTCTGTCCTTTCTCGACAAACAAGAGAAGGGCCCCTGTCTTAGGACGATTCGCGGCAATCAACGCCTCGGCGCGTTTATATTCACGTGTGTCTTGCTTTCCTTCTTCTTTAAGCTTTTTACGAGCTTTCATCTGAGCCCAGTAGACAGCGTCTTTCGGACAATCTGCCTGGACCATTTTGAGAGAGAAGTGAGAACGACCATCTTTTGTAGGGTCATCCCCAACCATAAAATCGTAATAGGGTGCCGGAAGGTACGGACGTCTAGAGCCATCAGGTATAACAACAAACTTCCCGATTAATACTTCACCGGCTTTCGGTAGGCGCAATATTGCCGACCTGAAGCTGCCTGCCGATTGGCCAGCTCTGTCATAATCCACATCACCATCTATCAAATCTAAAGGGCTTTGCATAATCTATTTCCTTTGCTATTATGCGTTTGTAAAAAAATATTTCTTAATTCTCAACAGTCCTCTGTTATTAATCAGTTCCTCTCCTATAGCTCTTTTCGGCTTTTTATTATCAAAAGTCAAGTCTTTTTTTTAATTTTTTTTCTCACAAGGTTCAATCACAACAACTAATTCTTTAGAACTTGAACTTATATGACTTGTTCTGTCAATTGACAGTCTTATAAAATCGTTGTACTTCACAGTCTTGTCAATAACAAAAATATAAGTTTTAGCCTTGAACCTAGACAAACATTGGTCTATGTAATCGTCTGCAGACATGCAATCTTGACCATGAAACCAAACTTCCTTATTCCCATAAGGTGGGCAAGTCAGCAGAGTGTCGGCATCAGGCAACACCGCCGCCTCACTGGACACCTGTGAGAGAAAAATATTCTCTAATTTTAGAAAATCAGAAATCTTTTGGCTTTCTTCAATTACTTCACATCTAATATCAGAACCGTAATAGTGCATGCCCAGACTGGCAGCTCCCAGCATTCTTCCTGAGAATCCAGAAAACGGATCTGTGACTATTTTTGCTTCAGGTGTGTAAGTTTGCAATAGCCATCTAGCTAGATATGGCTGAAACACTGTAACTCTAGGAGCAATCTTGCTCCTTTCGAAACCTCTGGCTATAGTTTGGCTTGAAAGCGAGGATGCATATAGAAATCTATTCTCAATACATTTCTTCAGTAGTTTTTTATCGCTCCACGCTTCAGCGGGGCTGGGGTTTTTACCTACCTTGGAAAAATAAATGGACTTATGAAAATTAGTGACTAATGAATTAGCAGGCATAAGCTTGTTATTGAATTTATCTATTGGTTTCATTTTGCACAGGTTTGTCCAGTCCTTGGCCATCCTTTTTGAATCATAAGCAGGAAATGGGAAGGGGCTGCCTGTTAAGGATGTGACTATCTCATTCACCTGATCGGAGCAGTCCATATTCAACAAACGAGATATTTCTGGAAACGACTTCTTCACTTTCTGTGAGTCTATTGCCAAGAATTTTACATTCTCAGGAAGTCGTGAATATCGAGTATCATCAGGGACGAATTGATTCTTGAGAGAGTAAGGATCGGAAATAAGCGAGTGGTGGAACTCACCGTCTATTTCAATTATAAGATCGAGCTGATTGTTTTTGAAAATTCCTAAATCCCACATTTTTCCATTCAAGAAAACCTGGTCTCGCACATCAATTCCGGCATTAACAAGAAACTTCTTTACGTAGACTTCAGGCCCGGTGTTTTTTTGTTTTTGATGAATCTTCTGTTGGATTGCGTGGCTTCCACCCGGATGCTCGGATCCATACCTGCTGAGCATCGTTTTCTTTATAGCTTCCCTTATAGCAGGATTCTGGAGGGAGTTTTTGAAGCCTGTTCTCTCAATGTGAGATTTTTCTATCTTGGCTCTCACTGGGGGGGAGGCTACGGCGTATTCCATCCCGAACCTTTCTATATTTGTCTCCTTTATCTTCTTCATGACATCTGGATTCAGAATTGGGTATCTAGTCCCGTATTTCTCTAGATTAGTTTTCTGCATTTTTTCCTTAATCTCGATGTTCTGGACAGGAAAACTAAAACCGTGCCGCTCGAGATTTGTGTCACGCACCTTTTGCACAACATCGGAATTCCCTAAGGAGCTCCTGTGGCCGTATCGCTCTAGATTTGTGGACCATTGTTTTTTAAGAATGGTTTGGTTTTGTGCAGGATAATCAACACCATACCGTTCGTTCATTGTATCTTTATATCTGTTCACGACGTCACTATTTTTCATATGGCCACCCTCTCCATACTTTTTACAGATAGTTTCTTTTATCTTGCGAATAATCTCTTCGCTTTGTGCGGGGTTTTCAGTGCCAAACTTTGCCAGAGAAGTTGCTTTTTTTCTGTCTTGTAAAGTGTCGGGATGGAATGCAGACCCGTTGATAACTGAATTAGGAGTGCGATAAAATTCACCTACTTTAGAATCTATCCAGCGGCACAGATCTTTCTGTTTTATGTAAGTACTTCTATCTAGAGAGATATCTGGGTTAATCTTCCTAACCTTCTCCTCCATCCTATCCAGCATTTCTGATAAGCGTTTAGCCTTTGAACTGTTGGTCATTTTGGAGAACCGCTCATCAGATTACTACTCACAAGAACTCCTTTGTAAAATCACAACTTACATTGTGGGCTGAAAAAATTGTCCGAATCAGACTTTGCTTTTTTAGCTTCTATTTCTTCTTCTGTCAACCTAAATTCGTTCCAAGTCAATGGACACTCATCGCTAGGCTCACTTTTCGTCGAAAAAGCAGTTTTAGGAATAGTGAAACTTTCCACTGGTTCTATACTGTATGCCCCTGAAAGAAAATCATTCTCTGTAGTTTTTGTACGATTTTCAACAAGCCACCCTTTGACAATTAAATTAAGCTGTTCAGTAGTTGGGGCTTTTTCACCATTCCAGGAGAATGAATGTTTGTCGGAGGCAGTTACTCCTCCAAGTCTTACTGGTACATGCTTACTTCTAGCTTTTTCAATTAACTCTTCAAGTTCTTCCTCGGTTAGAGCGTTGCGCACTTGATCGATAGGGCGTTCTTCTTGCTGCACCTTTTCATTCTCATCACCAGGCCAGCTGTTGATTATGACTCCAAGGTCGTCACGTAACTTAACCACCGCTTCTAAAGAAGCGCTTCTGTGATTCAGTAATGCTGCCAATAATCGGTGAGTGTCATTTTCACCACTGCCGTTAAATAATCTAGTAACTTCATCAAGAAGCATTTCTTGGTGATAGTCAGAAAGACTGTCAGGAGTTTCTACGTCCTCAAGAAGAGAAATAGCATCTCTTACTGAAGGAGTTGAATAGGGGACTTGTTCAGGCTCATCTAAGACGGCCTCAACAGAACGTCCATCCATCCCGAAGCCACAGGCCTTGAGGTAATGAGTGAATGTTTCCAAAATACTACTCAGACTTACATCATTAGTAGTAATTTTTACTTTAGTCCCGTAACCCTCATGAACAAACTTATGAATCGACTTCTCTGACATGAATGCCTCCCGGCGAATTGTTAGTGCCTATTTGACTTATCGGAAGAAAAAAGAAGAACTTTAGGGGATTTGCGATTCTTTTTTTAGCTGTTTAATTTCTGAAGAACTATGAATAAAGAATCCCTCATAAGAGAGCCTGTAAATGACGTAGTGGTGAAGATTTCAGCTCCGGAAATGCAAGTTAGTCTCAAATCTACGTAGTTAAACTGAGTGCTTGAGAGAGAAGCTTCTAGGAGGTCAGTGCCTTCCATTGAGGTGCCTCCGAAAATAGCACTGCCTAGATTTACCTTAAACATATTTGCATGGTCTAATTTAGCAAATGAGAAAATTGCATAGGAAGCATCTGCTCCAGCCATATTTGCAAAACGTAAGCTAGCTGCCTGAAAATTAGTATTGCGAATGACTGCTCTGACTAAGTCTGAATCTGTCATTGTCGCATTAGAAAAGTCAGTATAAGAGAGATCGGATTCTGACAGGACAGCACCGGCCAGTACTGATTTTGACAGATTCAAGTTGCGCAAGTTGATTCCTGATAAGTCGCCCCCATATACAAACCGAGCGCCAGTTCGAGGGTTAGATAACCATCTCTTGTGAGCATCCAGAGCTTCTTGGAGCGTAATGCCGGTTGTTAGAACTACATCCTCAGGCAGTCGAAGTTCTGTGAAGTGCGGCGTTTTTTTATTAACCCACTTCTCATGAGATTCTGCTATTTTTTCTAAACAGAGAGGAGCTTCTCCTTCGTTCCAGAGGAATCCTTCCCATTCTTCAGTAACTACATTAGAAGAAGTGAATTTTACTCTAGGATTTGCAGCCTGAATCTCCTTAAGAGGAGTGGCTTTAGGCGTCATAGTTATGTGAGAAAAATTATTATCTGTCATGTGGAGTCCTTAGGCTTGGGGGAAAACAACATCTAACACTTTGCTAATATCTTTACCATCTAGATTCACACTGCAATCTTCACCATGGCCAATTGTGATTACTTGTTCAGCAATTCGATAAATGTCGAAATGAGTAGGTTCTCCAATGCCCCAGAAGCCAGTGCATCCTCCTGTCTTCATAGAAAAGCAAATACTCTCATCAGTACAGCACTCCAAGAATCGGTCGAATATTGCCTGGTAGTCAAACTGAGTAGGTACGTTCCTGTTCAGATTGCGCACTAAATGATTCTGGGGCTGCAAGGAAGCAGAGCCTCCATCTCCAGCCAAGTGAGCATTGGCCATTCTCAAGAGAAGGTCATTGTCGATTGTCTGGGGGAACGCACCTAGAATATGCTCATATCCACGACTTTTGAATTTATTTGCAGTCTCGAAAAATGTACTTCCTGGCCAATCAACACGCCTCGGGAATAACTTCTTTAATTTCTCAGAAGCAGTTTTCAGTTCTTTAACTGAAAGATTCTTCAAGATTACGTACACGGGGACCTTGATACAGCGATCGTAGTACATTAAATATCCTTCTAGTTAATGGAGATATTAGTTCTTAGGCTTTTTCTTTGGCAAAGTCAAGGTGTTTTTTGGAGGAGCTTTTAGTTTCTTTACTTCTCTTCGGCGAGCATTTTCTTCAATACTTTTAGCTACATGGCATTTTAGGCACGCAATTTGCAGCTTGTCCTTGATGCGCGTATAGAACATTTCTTCACTCTCTGTCTTAGGGTCATAACACTCCACTCCAATAAATTCTCTCTGGCTCCAGTCATCGATGTTTATAAACCCAGTTTCTGGATTTATAACAGGATCGATATGATCAATTTGGATTTGAGCTTCTTTCTTTATTTTCTCAGGAAACCAGTTTTTGCAAATGTTGCATTGGTATTCCCATCTCAAGGCAATACTGTCACTCCCATCTTTATTGATTACTGTCCTAGGCCTTCTGTTCATTTTCTTGATAATCCTGAACATAGGACTTCGGACGAACAATTTCTTCAGGGCACTAATCATCAAAGGCCGGAGTACCCACTTCTTCTCTTTTTTCTCAACATCCTTGTCTTTCTTCAAAACCTTCTTCATAATCCTGCCTTTTTCAATTTAAAGCTTGGTTCTAAGAGTACCCACTCAACAAGAGATGGAGACAGTCGGTCATTCCACATCTTCAAGGACACTACTGCAATGCCTACAGCACCTTCTTTCAGGCATGCCTTCTGGTGAGCAGTGAGAGCATCTTTGCCTCTGGAAGGCCAGACAGTAATTGACTCGGTAGTGTCAGCCCCTGTGAACACCCTCACTTTCACCGCTTCTTTCGTATTACCACTGTATTTGAAGGTTTTTGACTCAACAATAGAGCCAATGAAGGCTGGAGTTTCTCCAGCTTTTGGGTATAGGTAGCAAGTGATCGCCCGAGGTTCGTTCATCATGTGGCCCCAGCTTGCCCACACGTCCTGCCTCATTCCTTTGTCAGTGCGCTTAATATAAAGGAGTGCTGGTTTTTTAAGGAATCTCTGGAATCCTTCACTTTCGATTTTCTCTCCCAGCATGTGAGACCAGTCGAACTGATAAGTAGGATCGGCTTGGTTTCTCCAGAGATGTAAAATAATTTCATGAGAAATATCTTCAATGCCATAGTCTTCTGTTTTCGAAGCTTTCTTGGGAGCTGCTTTGGAGCCTAGAGCGTCTTTAATCTGCTGAGCATAATCAGAATAGTCCTGAACTGTAGGAGCTGGAGGCAGGAGTGAATCCATTGCTCCTGAGTAAAGCAAAGTCGTTAGTGAGCCTGCGTCTAAGTTCAGCACGCCAGTCTCTACTGTTGTTTTGGCTGTTTTTAGTAATTGAAGGAATTCTTGCCAAAGCATTTAAGTCACCTGTTGAGAATGTTCGGGGATAGTAGAGAGGTTGCTATTTTTTGTCAATCTAAAGAAAGCTCTTTGACTTTAAGCGATTTCTTAGTTGGCTTCGGAGGAGCTTTCTCTTTCTTGACAGGAGCAGGTTTGAGAGCCAGGCCTGTAATCCCATTTTGCATAATCAGGGAAATGCTGGAGGCAGCTTTTCCTCCTACCCCTTTAACAATTGACAGAGGAGCTCTCAGTTTCTCTGCTTGCTCAATGCGCCACTCGGTAGGGTGGGAAGTGAGAATATCTGGAGGCAGAATAAAGCTTCGGCACTCAGACATAATTTCTCGCGCCTTATCCCTGTCGTCGATATTTGACTGAAGCTCTCCAAGGTAAAAATAAAGAGGGTATCTGGATTTCAGGAAAATACCGTTATTTGTTACGATCCCGCAGGATGTGCTGTGGCTTTTGTTGAAGCTGTAGCGGGCACTTGCAAGAATTGATTCAACTAAGGCATTGATTTGATTAGAGCTCCACTCTCTTTCCAAGAGCTTTGTTTTTAGCACTCCTAAGTGCAATTCCATCTCTTCTTTAACCTTCTTACCGATAGCCCTTCTCACCCCTTCTGCAGTCTCATAGGAATATCCAGCTAAGTCGCGGAATACTCTCAAAGTTTGCTCTTGAAAGAGCACCACGCCGTAAGACTCTGATAATATTGGAGCTAGATCCGAGTGAATATAATAAGGTTTTGCTCTACCTTGTCTCACTGCAACAAAGTACTCAGCAGCAGACATGTCACTGCCATCAGGAGCAGGAGCGTCCATAGCACCAGGGCGCACAAGAGCAACTAAGTTCGAGAGGTCTCCTGTACTTCTAGGCTGAGTGTTCTGAACAAAGGGGCGCATAGTGTGAGTCTTAATCTGGAACAATCCTGCAGTCTGCATAGGGCGAATTATATTTTCATAATCTTTAGGCTCGGCAGGAAACTCGCCCCAAGGAAAGTCCTCTCCGGTGTCTTTTTTAATCTCTGCAAGAGAGAGCCGGATGGACTCTAAGGTCTGCACTCCCAGGAAGTCGAACTTCACTAGGCCGACATATTCACAGGATTTAGGACAGAATCCAGTAATTAGCTCATCGCCAATCATTGTTAGGGGGACAATAGATGATACTTCTTGGTCGGTTATAATCGACGCACAAGCGTGTTGGCTTTTCTGTCTCATTATTCCTAAACATTTTGTTACTGTCTGCCATATTACCGGTTCATTTTGTGAATATTCTTTTAGCTTCTTTGCAGCGTCAGAAGGATCTTCGAGGAAACCTTGTACCCAAGTCTCAGTTTCTTTGTCCATATAACCGTTGAGCCACTTGAGGCTTTCTACTCCCTGGGGGATATTTGGCAAAGCTCGGCACATCATCTCAGTTTCTATAATAACTTCGCCCTTCTCCATGCGCTCCACGTCACGAATCGCGGCCTTCACTTTAATGAGTGAGTTGATGGATATTGGAGCTGTGTTGTTGTTGTATTTTGCCTTTAAGTACTCTAACACTTTGGATTTACTGGAGAAATCGCAATCGAGATCCGGCAAAATTCCAGACTTGACGCGCCCTAGGGTCAAACATCTTTCGAATGGCAATTCCCACTTGACTGAATCCGTAACCGAAAGTCCTAGGAGGTATGCCAACAAGCATCCTCCTCCAGATCCTCTTAGGTTCATCAGAACGTCATTGTCTCGACACCAGTCTGCGATGTCAGCAACTGTGAAGAAGTAAGGGAGTAGGTCAATTTTTCCATTGTCAGCAATCACCGAAACTTCGTACTTCAGACGCTCTAAGTATTCCTGATAGCGCGGGTGGTCCCTAGGGGGCATCCTGTCTGATTTGCGAATAAGTTCTTTGAGGATTTCTTTATTAGATTTCCCCTCATATTTATCACCGAAGATAGTCTTTACACTAGGCAAGAACCAGCCGTCTTTAGCTGTGTGAAATTTATAATCTTTGAAGTGTTCGATGAAGTGGTAAGAATTGTCTACCATTTCTTCGATATTCTTATCAGAAAGCCCATGCCGGTGTTGGATTTTTTCTGCCCAAAAGTCTGTAGATTCCATAGAATAAGCGTTATAGAACTTCCAGGCAGATTCTCCATTACTTAATTTACAATCTTGAATTTGCTTGTTATCTTCAGTACTTAGATGAGAATCTTCCGAGCAGAGGATTTTATCCCCATACTTTCTTGCCATCATAATGACAAAATCATTCGGGTCCTTCTGGATGTCTTTTATCATCCCTGCAGCGTCACATTCATTCGGAACAAACATCTTCGGAAGCCAATCGCCAGCAGTGTCTTTGCCAGGGCTTTTCCAATTGTGAGTCACTTCGTGACCAAACACTTCCACGTAGAAGTTCTCTGGGCCTGCCAGTGAGCGAATCTTTTCGTACATGTGAGTAGCTCGGTCAATTCTGCCATTCAGGACGTGTTTCTGTATGAAGGAAACTAAACAGCCGGAGCCGATTACTATCTGCCCTGCAATGCCTTCGAGCTCTTCCCAAATCATAAGAGGTTTACGCTCACCGAAAATGGTGACTGCCCTGGATTCCATAATGGGAGTGAGCTTGCAAAAGTATTGATAAGCTTCTTGAGTCTTAAAGTGAATTGTCATGTGGGCGAAATTAGGAATAGTAGTTTCTTTGCCTCTGCGCATTACTACTTTGGTCGGCTCATAAGGGTCGATAACATAGGCTTCGATGCCCATAATAGCCAGAATCTTCTTCTTTGAACAACACATGTGGTGCAGAGCTAGCCCATTCATGTTGCCATGGTCTGTGAGGCAATCTGCAGGCCTGCCTAGTTCTATTGCTCTATTAATTTTCTGTTCAATTGTTACTCCACCATCCAAAGACATATCAGAGTGAGCATGGAAACCGCACGCCATAGGCCGGTATTTTGTTCTCTGGTTGGGTAGATTTTGTGACATTTCTATTCCTGTTTAATGGAGCTGACTGTTTTGCTGAGAGGTAGGAGAAATGTAGATCGAATCCTGAGGCTTGTCGAGCTTTTTCAGTGATTCAACATAGAGCTGGTTGAATCTTTCTTCTGCTTCAGGAGAGAGTGTCAGTTTCTCGGAAAAACCAAAATCAAAACTCTGAGCCACTCCACTTCCAAACCCTATAGAGAACACGTGGCGAGATCCCGAAGTGACTTTTGTCACGTAGTGAGTATTCCTAGGGTTGAAAATTATTAAAGGCCCTATCTTTAATTTCTTCCCCCGCACATGAAACTCTCCCCCTTTTGCAGAGTTCTTCCAAACAAAGTTAAATCGTAAGCCTACTTCCGGATCTCTGTGAGGGGGGATCTCAGTCCCTTCGGTATACTTAATAAGCAAAATATCAAAAACTAAATAACGCAAGAACCAGCAACTGAAGACTTGCTTGATTTTGTAGCCACCGACTTGCCGACCAGACACCCATTCTGTGTCGAACGCAAAAGCCTGGAAGAGCCCATTGAATAGATTAAAGATCGGTCTCATTCTGCTTCTCCTTGTTCGGATGATTCTGTTTGAACATCTTTTGTGCAAGGAAGTGGTTTAAGAATCCAGCCATTAGCCAGCATTTTAGAATGTTCTTTGTCTGTGAGCGTAAGAGTCATGAGAGATTCATCAAGAGTATCGTAAGCATAAACAGCGTAGGTATTTTTAATCATGGAAAAGTCTCCTAGATTTGAGGATTTCTCAGAACCTAGAAGACTTATCGGCAGATTTTAAGGAAGCTTTAGGAGTTTTTAAGGCAGTTCTTTTTTTCTGACAAGGTGCTGTCGAAGTTGGCAGAATACTTCAAGAAAACCCCCTCTTCAGGAATATCGTCTTCGATTTGATAGAACCATCGGTTTTCAATCTCCAATATTTCTGTGCTGGTCATCGTGACCTTGTAGAGAAATCCAGCTTCTCTGAAGAAACCTTTAATAGAAAGCTTGCCTTCAGTGAGCCGATCTAGGGATTCCTGAGAAGTAGGAACGAACAGAAACTCTTCTCCCGTGAAATCATCAGAATCATCCACATAGTAGGCAAGGAATAGGTCGTTTGTTTTTGTCAAGAATGTAAATATTTTAGGACCGTCATAGTAGTTCAGAATATCGACTACTTTGTAATCCTGGAAAAACTTGGAATCTTGAAGTGCGTGATTTTTCGACATTTCTCAGTTCCCTGTACAAGACAAGAGCCCCTTGATTTGCTGCTGCAAGTCCTCAAAAGTGCCATTGTTGGATAAATGATATTCACAAGATTGTTGGATTTTTTGCACATAAGCTTCAGAAGGGTGAGGATCCTTGGCAGCAGTAGCCTCGGCAGTCATTCTGTGAATTGCCACTGTGAGTACTTTCCGGTTACTTCCTTGGAAGGTTTCTACAGTACTTTGAAACTCATTAGGGAACCTACAGTCAGTGATAACTGAGAAGTCCAACTCACTGGCTTTCTGAAGGGCCAAGTCTGAGTGAATCGTGTCCTTGACTGCCCTGAGAACTTCAGTGCCTACGTATTGCGCGATTTGGCGGGGAGTTTGAAACACTCGGCCATAATGTTGCTCGATTGTGTTCTGGCTGATACTCACAGTTGGTATTCCAAATCGAGTGTAAATAGTATTCAGTTGAGCATATTTTAGCTCAGGCAGCCCTGACTCAAACGATTTCTCTTTCAAACTCTGGTCTTCAAAATATTCCAAAGGAAGGTTAAAGGCATGAGCGCAAACTTCCTTAAGCTTCCCTGCAAACTGAACTTCAGTTGCTTCAGGACGAAATGACTTGATTGTGTTGAAAACAGTGGTCTTACCTGAACCTTTGTGGCCTACTAACAAAACAGTAACTTTGCTCATGAAAAATCCCCCTCAAATAGTGTTAGAAAAATGGCCAGTGCATGACAAAAGGAAAAGCGTCTATCTCAGGACCTGCAGATACAAACTGTTTAATCTGGACAAAAGTTTTAATCTTCCCATTCTCATCTAGGCGTCGAGAATAGAGCTCCATCTCTTTAAACCATTTGGCCACTGTAGGTCTGGATATAGTTTGGGTACAGACCATAACTGATTTGTAGAATTCCAAAGCTGTTTTAAAATCATCAATAGCTTCATCCAGAGTCACTTCAACTAGAGGGTCCGATTCTGACCAAGTATAGTTCCAGAACATCAGAGATTGTCTGAGAGTAAGTTCTAAAGGCTCAGTTTTTTTTGGCTCTTTTGTCAGTGGGGCGGAGGAAGTTACATCCTTCAACTCGCCATCCTTCTGTTTTTTTGAAAGGGCTTCGCGATGCGTGGCAAGTAGTTCTTCCTGAATGTCTGGGCTGATGTCGTATTCCCGTTTCTCTGGCAACGCCGGTTTTGCTTTTTTTACAACTCTCCACCAGCCATCTGTCCAAGAAACTATGCGTTTAGTTTCAAGGTCAAAATTATTCTTAAAAAAATTCACACGTACAATTTTATTCTTCTTGTTCTCTTCATCAAGAGTGTCGACTAGAGTGCCATATCCCTGACCATTGAAAAATGTGCATCCGGAAGTTACCCATCCACCTTTCACACCTTTCACTTTAAGCTGAACTTCGATATGGTCAGTATCTAGAATTGGAGTCGAGAACGGGATTAATTTAGTTCGTGTCTCGGTCAATGGCCCGGTGATTGGAGAACCCGATCGGCGACTGACAGGGTCTCTGTGCCAAACAGGATGCTGATTCCTGCAGTCATAATCAGCGTCCCATTTTCCTAGGCTGAGCGTGTAGTCCTCAATAGTCCTGTCAGGCAAGAGATCTGTCTCTGGCTGAGGAGCAGGTTTCTTTTTCTTAGGTTCTCTGTTTTGTCGGGAGAAGATGATTATGGAAGTGACTGCCACTCCAGTCAAAAAAGAAGAAAATGCCCCTACTAAAAAAGGAACGTCGAGAAATATCAGAGGGATATTCTCCGAAACTGTTGCAAAAAAGCTGTCCATAAAGCTCCTTAAAATTAAATATCAATCACGTCATCGAAAGCGCCTTTATTGATACCATGTGCCACAACCAGAATCAACTTATTTTGACTTAATATTTTTAATGCATCTAGACAAGTGTCAATAAGTTCTTGATTGAGGCCTGTAAATGGCTCGTCTAATAGCAGAATTGGCGAGTTATACATACTGTTCATTGCTAATTGATAAGCCAGAATAATACGATCGTTCTCTCCTCCTGACACATCATCAGTAATATTGTCTAATTCCATACCTCTGTAGGACACAGCCAAACTTAGCTTTGCTTTAACCGAGCTGTCTTTGTTTTCTTTAAAGGGGCGAAGTTCAACTGAAATTGGAGGATCTTGAAATAGAACGTCCAAGTATTCTTTTGCTCCTAAGTTAAGAGCGTCCAGAGTCACGGCTACAGCTTTCATTTGAGCAGCATCAGAAAGCTCTTTAAGCCTTAAGGTGGCTGCTCTTTTGCAGATTAAGGGCATAGCCTCATCGCCATACTGCAGAATCTTCTCTTCAGTCTTTTTAGCAGCCCGCTCTCTCTCCTCATGTTTTGCCTTTTCTTTTTCACCTGAGCTAATGGAACTCACAAGGCTTTCTATTGTGCCTTCTAGGGAAGCGATTGAGTTCTGGGCGTCTCTGAGATTGCTCTCAATTTCGTCTATCTCAACTTCTTTTTCACTTCTATTCCATTCATTGGCAGAGATCTGGAGGGCTTGGAAGGAGGAAGCTAGTTCGGATTTTTGAGCACCAACCTTCTCCCGAAATGCTCTCTCTTTTTCCAGCTCATCCTGAAGGCCGAGAGCATTTATGTGCCTAGCTTTCTGATCCGCTATTTTTTGCACCAGTTCTTCAGATGTATGCTTGGCAGCGTCCAGCACTTCAGCGCTTAACTGAACTGTATTCACTTTTGGCAAAAGCGCGGTAATCTGCGACTTAATTGTCGATAAACCTTCAGCTTTCTTTTTTGTTTCAACAACTAACTGTTCAAAGCTGTAAGCGAGTTTTGAGAGTTCTTTTTCTTTCAGAGAGAGGGCAGCTGTAAGCGTGCTCAAATTGTCGATTTCTACACGAAGTACTTCTAAATCCTGAAAATCAACGAGTACTCCTAAATCTACCCGCTTCATAACGTTTGTAACAATTACTTCCATGGACTGAAACTTCGATAGCTTAGGTTTCTCTTCTGAAATCTTGACTTCAATCGCCTGAACATTGAAAGATTCAGGCTCTGATTCATTAACAGAGCATAAAGCCCCTTTATGGACTATTAATGGCTCATGACACGCAGGGCAGCTTAAATCCTGGAGCCTAGAGGACGCCTCCAGGTCTGACTTTTTACTGTAAAGGTCTGCCAGTTTATTTTCAGAAGCACTGATCTTTTCTTTAATCTTGAGGCTGAATGTTTCTATTTCCGAGAAGACCAGAGTACGTCCTGCGTATAGCTCGATGAGGGGCTGCAGGTCAGTATTGATCTGGTTAAGTTCTTTGAGCTTTTGGGCAAGATGATCTGAATTACTCAGCTCATCTATAAGGAGAGCCATTGAGGCTTCTACAATGCTGGACTGGGCCTTGGACTCGACTATCTCTGTAGCTAAGGTCTTGTGCGATTCATCCAAAGAAGCTAAAGCGCTATTAATTTTTACTAAGCCTTGGGCGTTTTCAAGAGTTTTAATAGCTCGCGCTATTTCTTCCGGGGATTCAATTTGCTCTGTTCCTGCACGCCCAGCAAAATGAGATTCCATCTCTTTCAGGTCTCTAGCCTTTTGCTTAATCCGGCTCATCTCTTGAAGGATGGACATGTGCTTCGAGTGTTCCGTTTTCAAGGCGTCTAAGGTTTTCTGGAGAGCTTCCTTCTTCGCTTTCTTTTGCGCGATTTGCCACTTGGCCTCTGAAAGCTCTTGCGAGAAAACATCTAGCCAGGAGAAATCATTCTCTTCTAGGTCTTCCATGGACTCACGGAGACCTGAGATTTTTGATTCGATGCTCGATATTTGTCCAGAGAGGAGTAAGTTCTTTTCTTGTATTTTCTTCTTGAAGAGATCTGGAGACTGGTCTCCAAAAGCCAGACTTTCGATAAATCTAAGCTGTTCTGCAGGTGTCAACGTAAGCAAGGAATTTACGTTTTTCTGGGCAATGTAAGAGCTAGCCATGAACTCAGACTCGGACATGCCAAGGAATGCTTGAATGGCTGACTGAGCAGTGTCTCCAGTGGCCGAGCCAAAGGTAATATTGTTCTTTCCTTTTCCTCGGGTAATAGTCTGGCCTTTGAGCTCCCAAGAGACAGAGCAGGAAGTTTCATTCCAGCTCACTGGCTTGGACACTGCTCCATAGGCTGCATAGAGGAATGCTTTCAATACTGTGCTTTTTCCTGCTCCAGAGTTTCCATCTAGGAGAATAAGTCCAGTATCTGGCAGGTCTAGGGTTTTGGAGTAATGAGCTTTGAAGCGATCAAGAGTAAGTCTCATTAAAGTCTCCAGAAGTAAAAACATTGATTAACTGGACAGGAGGACTAAGGAACTCAATAACCTTATCGGCATTCTGCCTAGGAACTTTAACTCTCCACTCAAGAAACTAATTCCTGCAGTACAGAATTCAACATCTTGGCTCCACTAGGTTCTTGATTTACCAGCTCCTGGAGTACTTGTAAATAGCTTTTTCGAGACGTGAGAGCATGTTTTTCAGCTGAAGGTTTGTCAGTCACTGGCATTACTTTAATATTCATAGCAAGAAGCTTCTTGTATTCTTTTGTTTTCCTAAATGCTTGCCAGCTGGAGGCTGTAGGACATTTCACCTGAATACGATAAAGGTCATTTGGATTAATTTCTAACTCACTAATTTCATCAATGGTTATTTCCAGAGTGATTCTTTTCGGCACGTTTGTCCGAATGTGTTGTAACTGGACGCCGGACTTTGAAACGTCCAATAGGCAAACAGTTTTGTCAACTGATTCACCAAAAGCTTGCTGGAAAGGAGTGCCTGCATAAATCAAATTAGGCTGAAGCTCCTGACGTTCGTGGATGTGGCCCGAGATTACTAGAGGCGCGTCGAGTGCCCACTCATCAGGACTCTCACTTCTCATGTTGCCAAATGCTGCGCCTTTGAACTCTTGATGGCAAAACACCACAGAAGCACTCTCATGAAGATTTCCTATAGCCTCGAGGAACCTGCCATTTGGCACATAAGGAACAAACAGATAGCCATCTTCCAGCAAAGGTTTGTCTATAATTTTAATATTCGCCCGCCCCTTGAGTCCATTCAGAGCGTGGCGATCTTCAAGGAATACCCGATTAGAAGACAAGTCGTGGTTCCCAATCAGCACATAAACTACAGCAATGGCCGACAGCCGGATAATGAAATCCATTGCAGCATTTAGATGGTCAGTGTGAACAGTTTCGTGTCGATCTAGAATATCCCCTAACAGAACTATTTTGTCCGGAGAATGTTCTTTTGCTAAATCAATCAGAGATTGTTCTACCTGAGGCATGATGGGAGTATTTGTCGATTTATAGTGCAAATCGCCAATAGCTAAAATTGTCATAAAAAACTTTCTTTAGACGAAAACTTGAGGGAATTGGTACACTTGGCCTCGGTAAGCTACTCGAGAAACTTTTGCAATAGAGTCATGAAGCACTGTTTTAATGTTGAAAGAGGTCTTGTCCTTGTACTTTGTCAAGGAAGTTACTGTACTGGTCCAAGAAGTCAAGCTTCCTTCTAAGTACTTTGGCCCTAACTTACATCCAGCGCCCATACTGCCAGCCCAGAGATACTCATTGTGAGAGTGCCAGTGGCCGCACAGGTACTTACTGAACAGTCTCGACCCTGCAGCGATTCCTCCTTTTTCCTGGTCACCATGGCGAATGCTCAAGTCACCAAATTTAAATACAGTCTGATCTCCACGGATAATAAACTCCCAGTCAGGGAAGTAGTTTCTTTGGAGACTGGGCCAATCCAATAGACCTTGCAGTGCAGAATTTTCTGCAACAAACCCATCCACCCATCCACCATGGTTAGAATCTCCCATCACTCTGCGCTTGACTGACTTGATGCTTCCTTGGACAGTCAAGAGTCTTCTGAGTGCCATCACGTCATCAATAATTCTTTTGTTTTCTTGATACAGAGGCCTTCCTTTATTATGGCGACAAACGCTTTCGAAATCTGCAGCGTCACCATTATTGAACATCAGTTCAGGTTCGTGCAGGACGCCTAGGGCAACAACTGCGCCTAATACTCCGGGATGCTGATGAGGAGCGTGGTCATCACTAGAGACAAGAGCTTTATCAGGGCTAGTGGATTCAATAATTGTTCCATTGCTCAAGAAAACTAAACCGTCGTCAGAGCAGGAATAATTCCTGCCATTGATAGGTTCGAGACGCAAGCGCTTGATGTGGTATTCGCCATTGGTCTCATCCACTAGGACAAGAATAGCCCCAGGCATATTATTGATTTTGTAATATTCACTAGGACGTTTCACAGTGCCAATGTCGTTCAATGACCCTGTAGTGCACATAACAAATGCCTGATTAATTCCTTCTTTGTTGAAAGAAGAAAGACAGGGAGTAGGGTGAGGAATGATGAAGCTGTGGCCTCGGTTCCTGAAGTAGTTGAACGAGCGAGGAGAGATTGGCTTGTGAGCAATCTTGTCGCCATTGGCAGAAATCGAAGAGAGGAGAAGGTGCTTAGTGAGTGTAGCTTCCGGCCTTGCGTCTTCTAGGAGAACGTTAGGAAGGCACTGCTCATCATTGATAATGAACTGAATCTTTGGATCTAGAGAGGTCTTGAGGAAGTCGATTCGAGATTGTTGTACTTTTAAAAGCTGAGCGAGCTCTTTCTGTACAGAACCGATTTTGTCAATTGTATTGAAATAGCTATTTGGAGCGTCTTCTCCGAGCTTCTGGCTCTGTTTATAAGTCTCAGCAGTTTGCTTTTCCCATGTTCTTACTTTACGTTCTCGATTTTCATACATCTTCTTTTCTTCTGCAGTGACCACGGGCCCTAGGTGAAAAGAAGTCGCTTTATAATGCTCTCGAATGTTCTTCAGTAAAGAGACAATTCTAGGAGCCATGCCTAAGTGCGCACACGAAACAATCAAATAGGCTTTTGTTTTTAAAGCCTTCGGAGCAGCAACTACGGGAATTGTTTTACTGATCATCTGAATTCTTTCTTAGTTTTGGCCAGAAGGTCCATAAGTTGATGATGTTTTTTCTGCTGTTCTTCGAATAAAGAGTTTATTTTTTTTGCAATTGACTCCTCAAGTGCTTCTTTTTGTTCTTTTGTTAAAGGAAGTTTCTCTTCTAGATTATTTGCTTGAGACATTTTCGAGCGCTCCTCCATTACCTAATTTCGCATTGGTCATATCGAAACGTCCTTTGTCGAACTCAGTATCAACGTACCAGTATCTGCCTTTCAAATCACCTGTACGGGACTTGTCAAAGTATATTCTGGCCTCTTTCTTCTCAATATCATTCTTGCCTCGGTTAATGGACATCAGGTTATCAAATACCCGAACAATATCAAAACCTCCAGCAATATCGGTAGCCCTCAATATTCCATCATCATTTTCTTTTTTCGTTCCGTCTCGGTTAGGCTGAATAAAGTCAAAACCAATCACCCCATGCTTCAATGCAAAGTTTTTGCGCGACCTGTAAGCTTCGAGCATTTTTTCATGCATCTTGTCGCCTTTAGATGAAGAAGCAAGGTGTCCGGAGTAATCCAGAACGTCCACAACAATCTCCTCTTCAACGTCCATACCGTACAGCTCTGGATTCTCTTTTGCAAGGAATATTTTTCGTTTTATACTTTCAAAGAATTCAGCTTTTACTCGGTGAATTTCTTCTAGGGTTTTGTCATAGATGAACTCAATAACGATGTATTTGTGAACGGCGACCTGCGCTGCTTGGTAGGCTTTTAGTTCCTCTGGAGTGAGATGTTTCGTGCCCAAAAGAATCTTTTGAGTAGGAACTCCTGACACTGCAGCAATGAGCCTAGTACAGAACAGACGATCTTCTTCTTCTACCGAAACAACATGCGCTCTCATTTTCTGTTTAACGCATTGACTGAGCAAGTAGGTACACATCTGGCTTTTACCACCACCAGAAATCGCCATAAACCCGTTTAGTGTTTTCCTGTAGAAGCCTCCGCATAACTCAGCATCTACATGGTCAATTCCCAGAGCTAAAAACCTCTTATCTACTTCAGTGTCAATATTATTAATAAGATCGTCTAATTGGTAAATATTAAAAGGCTTGCTGGTGTGAAGTTGCAGCTTCACCATGTCTTCATTGATAATATTCATGGAGTTAATAGCCCCATTAATATCTTTACCCTTGATCAGAGGAATCAGTTCTCTGTTATGCCATGCATAAAAAGAACTAAGTTTAATTCTATCCAACAGACTTGAGAGGATAAAGTCGTTCTTGGACAAGGTGTCGATGTATCTGGAATGTTCTTTACGCTTAGTGTCTACATCAGGGATTCCTGAGCCGGAAATCGCCTGAGTGTATTTTTTAATTTTTGCTAACACTTCAGGATCTAGAGCTGCATTTTCTTCTTCCTGCCTGACAAGCAAAGCAAGTGCTGCAGTGCCAAAGCCTGCCATTCTCCCTTTAGTTCGATAAGCGTGGAGCATAAGATCACACATTTTGCTTAAAGCTCTGCGCTCAATAGTGTCTTCAGGCTCTTCAAAAAACAGAGCACCTGCTGTAAGTGCCTTCATGAACTGCCCTATTAAAGGAGGCTCATCAAGTAACCTTTTAATAATCGCAAGCTTCTCATGAGTTTTATCGTTTTTATTTTCTAAAGAGGACATTTAACGCTTCCTTGCTAAGAAAAAAGACTGCTATCAAAGCAGTCTTCTCATGGTTGAAATCAGAAGTCAAGAATTATTTTTCGATTTTTGCCTTTTGATACGCCTTGCCTTCGCGCTCTAATTCAGCTTCAGAAATCTTCTGAGCCTCAACTTCATGAATAGAGCTAACACTGTCAAGCATTGTGCCTTCGGTGGCAAATCCAGCTTCTCCATGTATGGCAGAGGCGGAAACGATTACTTCTTCTAAGTCGCATAAATTCTTCGCTATGCAGCCAGATTCAGGAGACGCCTGATACACGACAGAGCGCGAACCTGACTGAAGCCAGACTTCTACGTCTTCAGGAAATCCGATAACCTGACTTTGGCATGTTTTGCAAATGTATTTTTTCAACGCATGCTCCCTAAAAGCGCTCCTGCGCGTGACAGTTTTTCAATTTCTTCTAAGTCAGTAGTCAAACTCATTCCGCCTAAAGTACTAACTAATATCCCCAACTCAACTCCATTCCGAATCACCGAAGCTACGCTTTCAAAACTGTCAGCTAGCTCCAGCTTCTCGAAGTCACCGAAGGACAGTCCTTCATCACTGAGGCACACGGTTTCACCCTTCTCGAAAGAGAGCTTGGGGTCTGCGCCGTAATTGTCCATGATAGTTTGGTGGATTTTATGGAGGGCAGTGCTGAGTTCAATTCCTACACCAGCAAGAGATGCAGCTCGAATGTAGGAAGCTCCACACCCTGGCAATGCACCAGTTTTCAGACAAGCCTGTGCAGCTTTAATTGCATCATCAGCCCGGTCTGCTCTCTCTTGAACATTGGCAGTGTGGCCAGCTCCTACAATGAGCTTCACTAATCCCGAAGTAAGTTCGGCATTGCGCGATTTAATGAACTCTTTGTCGAATTCAGACTCTGCATACTTCACAGCGTTTTCGTTTTGTATCGCTCTCTGAGGAACTGTGTGATTTGGTGAGCGGCCAAAGTAAGTAGTCTTGTCCCGCGAGACGACAGCTTCTTTGCAAGTCCCCAAAGATTCTTTTGTCCATGAAGAGTCAATTACCTGAGCAGGGTTAAGAACCGATGCTCCAGTGAAAGCTGCAATATCATGAAGCTTGTGCCATCGGGAGTTAGTTTCTCCAGTGTCTCTCATCTCGTGAGCCCACACTTTGACAGAATTATTTGTGAGATTGACTTGAGTGATCATGTTATAAACAGGAACGTCAATATCATAAGCAGCTAGAATTACTTCAATAGGATTCGCGCCATATTCTCGCGACAGCGTGGAGAGTATTCTGAGCGCCTGGTCGTAAGTAATGGTTCCATCATAAGTCACAACAAGTGGTGAGTTTAGTTTAAATGGGCTGTTTTGTCCTACGCAAGTGCTGTCCACTGAAGAGGCTGTCTGTCTAGCAGATTCATAGCCCCTGCCTCCGACAAGGCCTTCCTGGTTGATAATTTCATACCTGGCAGTTGCCATCGGGTTGCGCTCGATAATAATAGAACCGAACGCATTGTTTGCCGATACAGCTTCCATAGCCACTTTTGCCAACTCATCATCACCATTTGCAGAAGTCAGGGCAACTAACCTAGCCATTTCTTTTGACTTGATAGCTTCCTTGGAGATTTCGGCAATTGCATTTAAAGATTGTTTTAGTACATCTCTTGCTAGTTTTTGAGGTCTGTCAGAGCTTTCTAGAGACTTAGCCATTACTTGTGCTACTGCTGCAGCCATAACTATTGTCGAGGTTGTGTTGTGGGTAACAATTCCACCATTAGTAATATAAAGAGAGTCAGGATTGCTCACCTTAATGCATTGCATCTCGCACACTTTTTCTATTTCTTCGATAGAGGTAATTTTATCACCAGAGGGAAGATTTGGATTGGCATTGGCAAGTGGAGTTTCATACCTGGATAACAAATTCCCTTCTTTTTCAAACTTCACATTTTTTGCCAAATCTTTAGTCATCATGACTTCTGTTTTGCCAGTTACGAGGTCAGTTACTTGCCATAAATGTTCTCCACAACAAGGAACTGCTTTTGTATCGAACGAGACTTTCCATAGCTTCTTTTTTCCTTTTGGGAATACTCCCAAGATGGTCTGAACAGTGCCATTGACACCGCAAATCTCCATACCCTCTTTCGCATCACCCATCTCAATGTACCCATTAGGTGTGAGGATACTGGCCCATAGGGGCTGTGGTCCATCTCCACCTGCCAACACTGTTCGGCTAGAAGCCTGAACACACATCGCATGTACAGCATGATCGGCTGGATCTGCAAATGACATGGAGCGCAATACAGTAAGCCCATCTTTTGTGATGGTTGGCATCGGCTTTCCATCCAGGCCAGAATCTTTTTCAAAAATAAAAGGCATTCCTCTGGGCCCTAATGTAGTCGCAACTGCAGTTGCAATTTTTACTAGGCTGGAGGTAGCAAGCTTTCGAGCTTCTGGGCCAACAACTAAACTTTTCATTAGACAGGTCCTTTGAGAGAATTGTAAAACTCAACCATCTTCATAGCTTGTTCATTATTTGGTACAAAAACATGGAAAGGTATTTTATGAGTGTGGATAAAATTCAACATGCTTTCATCGTACTGAGTGGAGGTACAAAGTACTGCACGGTCACTTTGCAAGGGTCTTGCTAAAGAAGTGAGCAAGCTGATTAACTCTCCAGAGAAAGCCTGGAAAATTGTTCCTGCGTGCGTTTCCCCTGGTTGTGAGGACAGGTCCCAGTGGGTTCCAGCATTCGCATAGCCATCTCGAAACCATTTAGTGTTGGCAATGTTTGGAGCTCTCTGGCCTTTGTAAAGAATGAAACCGATCTCCGCGAGTTGCACTAGACAGTTCCCATTGCTCTGGCCAGGTTTCTGATAAGTAATGCACACAGTGTCAAGTAATTTCCATGGCTTAATATCGGCCATGTTCATTAAGCCTGAAAGCTTGTCTTGCTTCTTCCCTCTTAAAGTCAACAGCAGAAGCTGTTTGTCAGTTTGAGTGTGATAGAGGCTAGTCAATAATCCTCTAAACTCAAGATTATTTTCAGGTATTTCTAAAATAGAAACATCTGCAGGAGGAAGTACACTGCCTAATAGGCTATTTAATACCTCTATTCGAATACAGTCATCGTAAGTTCTGAACATTCTTTTTCTTTCTGGTTGCGATCTTTTGAAGATAGGAATCTATTTCAGCCTTGCGGGTAGTTTTATCATTTGCATTAGAAAAGTCAATCTGTTCCTTCATTATTTCAGAAACAGAAGCAGGGTCTAGGCGCTGGAGTAGTAAGGGAGCCGTGCGCTTAATGTACTCAAAAGTATTTCCGTTCCCAGGAGAAAGAGGCGTGGTTATTTTTAAGACTTTGGACTCATACCAATAAGCTTTCAGCCAGGCAGAGGAAAATGAGCCGGTGGTTCTGAGGTGGTATTGGAAGGAATCTGTTGTTTTTTTACATAAATACCTTTCATGGAGTTTCAGACTTAATGCATATGCAATAATTGGCCGAATATGGCAGGCAGTTGTGAGGTCCATATAAGAGAAAAAGTGCTTAGCAAGGAACTCAACCCCTAATCCAACATTGTTTTTCTTTGTAGCTAGGAAACTCAGAAGATGGAAGTTAGCAGACATTGCCTGCTTCATGTCCTGCTTGTGGCGAATGAGCACCTTGATCGCCTTCTTCACTCCTTCAGGGGAAACTGTGAGCAGGTCTCCATGCCATTTCAGGATTTCTAAAAGTGCAGCAGGCTGCTGCAGAAATGTAATTAAATTATCTACAAATTTCGCTACTTTAGGATTCTCTGCATAATCGGAATCAACTTCTCCACCCAAGAAAGAGCTCAAAAGAGGAGCTTCTTTGGCTTTCCAGAACACATTCAGGAAATTAATTTCCTCTGGGGTGATTGTGATTCTGTCTTCCATTGGAGTTTTGACAGGAAGTCCAGCGTCCAGCAGCTGCTGTGCAATTTTATCCTTGATGCTGGTGAGAATCTGATACCTGAGGCCAGTTCGGTATTTCGACCTTACGTCTCTGGCTGTAGAGCCATAGTCATTGATCCCAGGGACGTTGCTAATATCCACCCTGAAATGGAGTCGCGTTGTGCCGAAAGAATAGAAAGTGCTGAAAGTAGGTAGGTTTAGCAGTGAGAGTGCGGCTGCAGTTACCTGGCCTGCGAGCTCAATCACTATGAACGGTTTGGACTGTACCTTGAAGGCTGAACCTGTTTGCTTGTTCAGCCAAATGGCAATAAGCGACGGGTACCAGTGGAATTCACCAGCATTGCTCATTTCCGTCAGGGTTTCATTGCTGAAGGTCAGGGGCAAGTTCTTGGAAATAACCAGTTTTCGAGTGTATTTATTAAAGTGAGTAAAAGTTGAATAATAATCGTCTATTGCGATTTTGTGCATTTTCTTAGATTGCAAATGCTTATTAGATGCTCGGTTTTTGGACTTAGCTTCCTTGTTTCTTTCCTGATATGATGTTTTATGAGAAAGAACTGACACTAATCACCATTAGCCGTAATTCGCCTTTTAGTAGAGTGAATGTGGCACAAGCCAGAAAGCAAGTCAAGAAATGAATGGAATTCCTTTAGTCGACATTAATGATGCTCCTGGCCTTATGGGACTAGGACCTATTCCGAATCAAGCGCCTGTAGCTGCATTCCAGATTGAGCAAATTGAAAGCTTAATTAATACCAAAGGAATAATTGCTTATCATTATAGATTTGCTTTTGCACCTAATAGAAATGCGATGATTGCCGGTGTAAATGTGAACAGCGAAACTGCAAATAAATTCGGTGTTCTTTTTCATGAAGTAAGAGAGCTCAAGCTAGTTCCTTACTCACTGCCATTGCGCGACCAGATGCAACTTGATGGCGTTTATAATGAAGGCTCTTGCGTTGTAAATGTGAGCGGCCATTATACTGATGGCGAAAAAGAAAGAGTGTTTGTTACTCCTAGAGACCTGATTGTTTTGAATTCTACAGTCACTGTGCAGCAC